GGCGTACGCGCTCGACACCGAGCCCACGCTGCGGGTCTCGGATGATGCCGGAAGCGCTGTGTTCACGTCGGAGTACGTCGGCACCCAGGTGACCGGTGATCCCGGCATCCCTGGTGGTGCCACCATCACGGCGGTAGCGGTGGACGGCTCGACGGCGACGTTGAGCGCTGCTGTCACTGATGACGTCGGTCTCGAAGCCACGGGTGTGGCGCTGACCTACACCATTCCGGCTGTCCCGGCTGTTGCCGGAACCACGCTGTCGTACCTGGCCTATGCGGTGTACTCGTACTACCAGAACGGAGGGCGTTCGGCCTACGTGGTGCGCATCGCCCCGGCGTCGTCCACGCAGCAGGGCGAAGCCGCCACCGTCGAGGTGAAGGGCGCCGCCGATGCACTCTCGCTCGGCATCGAGGCCGATGGCCGCGGCGCTTGGGGGAACACCCTGGCAGTGCGGGTCCAGCAGCAGGCAACGCTGAGCAGCGGGCGCAAGGTCTTCACCCTCAGCGTGCTGAAGCAGGCGTCGGGATCCACTCCGGCCGAGACGCTGGAGGTCTTCAGCAACCTGTCGATGACCGGCAACGAGGGCACCCGCCCGGCGACGGCCGTTCTCAACGACCCGGTGGCTGGTTCCCGCTACATCGTGGTGACGTCGTTCGACACGGCGACGGATCCCTCCGATGCCTCGACGGCGCTCACGGGTGGCACGGATCTCGGTCTGCCCAACGCGGCGGACTTCTCGTCGCTGATCGTGCAGGACGCCGTGAAGACCATCGAGAACCCGACCATGATCTCCATGGTCCCCTACATGGGGTCGGACGGCACGGTGATCATGCCACCGCCGCAGTCGCTGGGCAGTGCCTTCTCGGTGCGGGGTGACGCCTTCATCGTCTGGGACTCCAACCCGTTGTCGTTGGTGGTAACAGATCACGCCACCGACACGCTCAATCGCGCTGCCCAGATCGGCACGGGTGACTCCTACTCGGCCATCTACTCCCCGTGGATCATCGTCCCCGACCCGGCGCTGCCGGGCGGCACGGTGGCGATCCCGCCCTCGGGCGCCGTGCTCGGCATGATGGCTCGCCTGGAAGCGACCGTGGGCATCTGGAAGGCTCCGGCGGGCATCCAGGCGGTGCTCTCCAACGCCATCCAGACCGAGTTGAAGTACGCCGAGTCGGACCAGGGGCGGCTCAACTACAACAACGTCAACGTGATCCGGTCCACGCCTGGTTCCGGCATCTGCGTGATGGGTGCCCGCACCCGGAAGTTGTACGGCCCCGACCGCTTCGTGTCGAACCGCCGCATGATCATCTACTTGAAGGAGCGTTTGCGGCTCTCGACCCAGTTCGCTGTGTTCGAGAACAACGACCAGCGGCTGTGGTCGGCACTGCGGAACGTCGCGGTGCGAGTCCTCAACCCGATCTGGGACCAGGGTGGCCTGCGAGGGGCGAACGCCTCAGAGGCGTACTACGTGCGGTGTGATGCCACCATCAACACACCCACCGTCATCCAGTCCGGCGAGGTGCGAATGGAGATCGGGGTTGCTCTTCAGTACCCGGCCGAGTTCGTCATCATCCGGATCAGCCAGTTCGAGGCGGGCACCTCATCGGTGTCCGAGATCGTGTCCTGAGGAGGGAACGTGCCGCGTCTTGTCGCATCCGATCCCCTGCGGAACTTCAAGTTCATCGTCCAGATGGACGGGGCCGTTCTGCCTGGAGGTATCAACACCATCGTGATGGGGTTCACCAACGTCACGGGCATCAACATGAACACCGACATGGTCCCGTACCGTGAGGGTGGATACAACACCGCCTTCCACAAGTTGCCGGGCCAGACCGACTTCGCCCCGCTCACCCTGGTGCAGGGCATCTTCGCTGACCGGCCACAGATGTGGAACATGGCCAAGAAGATGTTCTCCGTCCAGATCGGGCAGGGCACCCTCGGTGTCGACGCCGACTTCCGGTTCGAGACCACGATCCGGGTGCTCAGCCACCCGGTGACCCAACTGTCCACCATCCGTGGTGATGCCGACAACAACCCGACCAATGCACCGGCCGGGGGACAGTTGGTCTCAGCCACGTGGGACGACACTGCTCGCCTGGCGTTCAAGTTCTTCAACTGCTGGGTCGGCTCGGTGTCGTTCAACGACCTCGACGCCGGAGGCAACCAGCCGCTGGTGAGCCAGATGACGCTGCACCATGAGGGCTTCGACGTCCTCTACGGCGCAGCGGCTGTTGCTGGCTGATCTGACAACACGAACGGAGCAAGAGATGAGCGACTGGCACAACCCGCCAGCGACTACGACGGCCGACCTGGAGAAGGCGAAGCAGGCCATCGCTGGGGAGGCTCCGATCATGGAGCCTCCCCCGGCGGGCGACGTGACCCTGTTCAAGGGGCTGTTCCACGAGGGGCGCTTCCAGCGCGATGCCGAGGTGAAGGAACTGACCGGCGCCGACGAGGAGGCCATCGCCCGGGCCGTGGCTGGCAACCAGGAGATTGGTTCCTACTACAACGCTGTGCTCGTGCAGGGCGTGGTCCGGATCGGTGGCGTGTACTTCGCCAAGTACACGCCCGAGGAGTGCCGGATCATGCTCGACTCCCTCCTGCTGGGGGACAAGGAGTTGTTGTTCGTCAACGTCCTGAAGGTGACCTACGGCGACGAGCGGACCATCGTGGTGACCTGCCCCTCGTGCGGCAAGAACAATGATGTCATATACACCCTGTCCGATGATGTGAAGATGCGCTCGTTGGATTCGGACGCCGACGAGTACGTCTTCACCCTGCGTGATGGGACCCGGCTCGACTACCGCTTGTTCACTGGCGCAGACCAAGCGGAGTCCGTTCGGCGGCGCAACATCACGACCGCCGAGCAGAACACCATCCTTCTGAGCCGGGCCATCACGCAGGTGGGTGGACGCCCACTGCCGGACTCGTTCTCCTTCGCCCGGGACATGGGCGCGTCGGACCGCCGGAGGCTGCTGGAGGAGATCCAGTCGAAGCAGCCCGGCCCGTACTTCGAGGAGGTGAAGTTGCCCTGTGCGTCTTGCGGAGAGCCCGCTGTCTTCAAGCCGACCTGGGCCGATCTTCTATAGGCCCAACGTGGGCCTGCTGTACATCCACTTCGACTTCATCTCCCGGCACTACCCCGGGTGGAACCTGACGGAGATCAAGGGCATGACCGAGCGAGAGCGCCGCCACTGGGTTGACAGCATCAAGTGGCGCAACGAGAGGCAGATGCTGAATGCCTGACGAGCCGAACTTCAACGCTGTCTTCTCAGCGCAGCCTTCTCGCGGTCGCATCGCCACGGCGTTGTTCGGTCGGGCTCGGCCGATGACTGGCACGGTGTCGGCCTCGATGAAGATCGAGGTGCCCGGTCTGAAGGAGTTCCGCTCCGAGTTGCAGGGCATCCGAGCGCTGCTCCAGGGCATGCGCACCGACATGGAGCGACTGGGCTACCAGGCCGGTGGCTTCGGTCGTCAGATGCAGAGTGCCGCCACCACCATGCGCTCAGGTGGGGCACAAGGAGCCATCGGCGGTGGTGGCGGAAGCATGATGGCATATTCACAGCCAAACCCTGGTGGGTCGCCGGGTGGTGGCTGGGGCATGGCCAACCGGGTCATGGCAGGCATGCCAGGCGGCTTCGGTCCGGGCTGGAACTTCGGAACTTCGATGGCACGGATGGCTGGGCTCGGCGGTGTGGCGATGGGAGGTGTTGCTGCCGGTGCAGCGCTCATCGGTGGAGCCGCTGTCTTCGGAGCAGATCGGTTCACGGAGACACGGGACATCGGGTTGCAGATCAACCAGACGGCGGGGCGTTTGGCACTGGCCAACAGGCAACAGATTACTGGTGTCTATGGAACCATGGCGGGCAATCCCATCCTGGGAACGCCGCAGGAGCGGTATGGTGCTGTCAATACACTGATGAACGTCGGTTTGGGAGCGGGTCAGCAAGGAGCAATCGCTTCTCAGGACATCAAGAATCTCCAAGTCTTGCTTCCATCAACACCGGCTGATCAGATCGCTCAGGCATATGCTGGGTACTTCGGCAACGTCCAAGGACGGAAGTTCGCCCAGATGACGATGGGCTTCACGCCATACACGCGGGGCGGCGTGCAGAAGCCCATCTTCCAGCAGTTCAATGAAGTCCTGCGGATGATGGAGAAGGGCGCTGGCAAGAAGTTCAGCGTCGAGGATCTGAACCTCCAGCAGCAGCCGGGCTCGCAGTTGACGTCACAACTAGCCAACATCGGCTGGGGACCTGAGTTGACGACATCATTCTTCGAGTACGCCCGAGGCAAGGCCGCTTGGGACGCCAAGGGGCAGGGAGGTGCTTTCGAGGCCACCGAGAAGCAGATGGAAACCCTCCGTGGCCCGTCACAGGCGCTGGAGCGAGCAACATCGGTGACAGCGGAAGCACAGATGAACGAGAAGTTGATCAGCACCATCGATGATGCCTTCCGGCAGCAGGAAGATCTCAACAAGGCGCTCACCAAGGCCATCGAGCACTTCGATCGGACGATGGAGGACGTCATCCGTGCAGCCGGGAACCTGCCTGCGGGTGGTGAGAAGGCAGCAGCAACGATCGGTGCGGTTGGTGTAACCGTCAACAAAGGTCTCTATGGGATGTACACAGGCACGGATGTCCTGGGGATCGAGAAGACCGAGGAAGAGCATGCACCCGGATGGTTCAAGAACCGGCCCTGGTGGCTCGGCGGGGACAAGAGCAAGGCGCCCGACTGGGCCAAGTGGCTCACAGGTGACCCTGGTGGTTCCACATCACATCTCACACCGGATCTCCGCAGCCGTGTGGATGCCCTGCTCGGTGCCAATCCTGGGCTGCGCATCAACTCGGCCTACCGCTCGACGGTTGACCAGGCCAAGTTGTATGCAACAGGGAACCCCAACGCTGCTCGTCCAGGGAAGTCCAAGCACGCCCACGGACGAGCGGTGGACATCGGTGGAAGTGATCAGGCCATGGCGTGGATGCAGCAGCATGCAGCCAAGTTCGGGTTGGAGACGGCCTCCCGCTTCGGTGAGCCGTGGCACATCCAGTTGGCGGGCTCGACCTTCGTCGGTGACGCCCAGGCCGACCGTGAGCGCGAGACCTTCCTGCGCAACGTCTCCTTGCAGTGGATCATGACGGCGAAGGCGTCGGGCTCGGGCACCGCCACGGGTGCTGGGGGCACTGGCGCCTCCTCAGTGACCCCCAGTGGTGAGACTGGAGCACTGACCGTTGAGCAGATGCTTCAGTACGCCTACAACGCCGGGTTCCGTGGTGATGATCTGATCACGGCTGTTTCCATCGCCAACCGGGAGTCGAGTTGGAACACCGGGGCCAAGAACATGGACGTTGGTACTGGTGACAACTCGTACGGGCTGTGGCAGATCAACATGTTGGGCTCGATGGGTGAGAAGCGGTTGCAGCAGTTCGGGATTTCCTCGGCTCGGGATCTGCTTGATCCTGCTGTCAACGCAGCGGCGGCGTTCTCGTTGTATCAACAGTCGGGCAACCAGTTCACCCCGTGGGGTGGCTACAAGGGGATGGCCAACACCTACAACGTCAACCCCGGGGTGTTCGACCAGGCTCGCTCGGCAGCGAAGGCGCTGGGCTACATCGGTGACGTCGGTGTCGGAGGCATCGTCGGTGGTGCCGGAATCACGTTCCACAACAACTTCCAGATCAATGTCGGAGGTGGCGGTGGCGGTACATCTGCGCCAGGGCTGGAGGACAGCCTGAAGCGAGCGGCGATGAAGATGGAAGCACAGGTCCGCCGGGCCGTGTCGAGGAGATCCTGATGGGCAGCGAGTTCACGCACGGCATCCGCATCCCGCCCTTCCAGGACTACGGGACGTTCATGGGGAAGTACCCCTATGACGTCATGCCGATGGGTCCCAAGGATGCCTGGGTGCCTGGTGCTACCAACGCCGGGCGTTTCGCGGAGATCCCGCTGGACCGTTATCTCTACGAGCGATTGGACTGGTCGCAGTTCCTTGCTGATGTCAACAAGTTGGGCCTTGGGTACGGGCCGTACCAGTTGTCCAACCCACCGTTCCTCGGCGCTGGACAGATGCTCGGCTCCTCGGAGGGGCCAGCATGGTTGTATGCCGAGCCTGATGCGAGTCCCAACAACGTCTATGGACCAGGGCACAAGGCTGGGCTGAACCGGGTCCTGCGTGGTTACATCCGGCGACGTGATACCGCCAACAACCCGGGTGACCCTCGGATGTACGCCCGGCTCTACTTCATGTTCAACCCTGATCAGATCCAGCGGACCTACATCTCGCAGTTGGACGTGCCCAACGCCGACTTCGTAGATCGCGGGGACTCGGCAGGGAATCTCAACTACTTCGCCATGTCCTCGGTGGAGTTCTCGTTGTTCTTCGACCGCCAGGTCGAGGTGGCCAAGGACGCCACGCACCCGGGCGTGCTGGTGGACCTTCAGGTGTTTGATGTGTTGACACGGGAGAAGGGCGCTCCCGGCATGAAGTTTCTGAAGAGGGGGGCCGAAGGACTGGAGTGGGACGACACCTACCTGAACATCGACGGGAACACGGGTGCTTCCACCGACACGATCGTGCTGAACATGGACTACCACGTGGCCATCGTGTTCAGCCCCAACCTGCACTTCGAGGGTGTGATCCGCGGTGCCACGGTGGTCTTCGAGAAGTTCTCCACTCGCATGATTCCCACCCGGATGACGCTCTCGATCAGTCTCACGTTGATGGCGGTGACAACGGCTGCCACTCAGAACAACACCAATCCTGGTGGTGGTAGCAGTGGTTTGGGCCTCGGTAGTGGGGGTATCCCTTCCGACACCGACGGAAACATGGTGGCCGACCCCAATGCTGCTGAGTACAACAGGATCGGACGCTCGACGGCAGCCCAGTTCGGGCGAGACCTTGCTGCGGCACAGGTGGTCTCCTACAACTCCTCGTTGCGTCTCAACTGGAACGGCAGCCCCGCGTATGCCGACTGCTCGTCGTTCATCTTCTTCTGCTACACGAGACCGCAGCCGAAAGTCCTGACCGGGACCACACTCAGGCCGGTGCAGTGGCCCGTCTCGCTCTTCGGCGCTGTGCAAGCACCGGACACTCTGACGTTGACCAAGCACATCTTCGACATGCACATGCTCCGCTTCCAGGGTGCTGGGCTGGGAGGATCGTGGCCTACGTGGCGCGTGCTCGGTGGAGCGCCGTGGAAGAAGAGTGTTTCCACCATCAAGGAAGATCCGAGTGCCTTTGAGCGGGCCTGGCTGCAAGTTGCTGCCGGTGACATCATCTGCCGCTCACCGAGTGGTCCCAACGGGCACATCATCATGACAGCCGGGAACCCTGTCGGTGATTCGATCCCGATCGTGCACTGCACATCGGGGAACAACGGCACATCAGGTGGTCGAGGGATCCAGGTGACCACCATGACCAAGGACCACATCAGGAACGGCTACGAGTACATGGCTCGTCCGCAGCCGAAGGATGAGACGACCAAGGTTGCCGCGAGCGGTCCCACAGGTACCCGAGGCACGGGGGACTGGTGGGCATCATGATCCGAGATGGTTCCCGCTACACCGATGCCGAGTTCATTTGGGCACCTGCCCGGGACACCACCAAGTTCGCTGCTTACCTCAACACGATCACGGTGTTGACGGCACCATACTTCGTGCACATCGTCCGGGAGGGTGACACGCTGCACACCCTCGCCTCGCTGTACTACCGTGACACCGACAAGTGGTGGCTGTTGGCAGATGCCAACCCGCAGATCTTCTCGCCGCTGCACATCAGGCCGGGCGATCCGGTGCGGGTGCCGCAATGACGGTCAGCAAGGTCCCCGAGACCACCACCGTGCGGATGGCGCAGCACCTGGAGATCAACGGGCTGCTGTACACCGGCTTCATGGATTCTGTTGGCATCGACATGGCCGAGAACCAGCACGACAAGGCGATGATCACCGTGCGGCTCCACAAGTCCATGGACTACCGCACCGGCCCTGGCTCCCGGGTTCGCTTCGAGTACGGCCGCAAGCCGTCCAAGGTCTTCTTCGGCTACATCACTGATGTGTCACCAGCGGTCAACATGCGCCAGGGTCTGTACCAGCAGACCATCTCGGCGCTCGGCACTTCCACGGTGCTGAAGAGCGGCAGGCCGCGGTTCTTCGATGATGTCAGCGTGCCCGAGGTGGTGCGACAGGTGGCACTCGACAACCGGCTCGGCTTCAACGACGAGACCGATCAGACCCGTAGTTCCTACCGCTGGCCAGCGCTGGCCCAGACCGAGGAGTCGGACTGGGAGTTCATCTGCTACCTGGCCAACATGGTTGGTGCCGTCATCATCGCCCAGGACGGTGTGGTGCGGCTCGTCACACCGGAGTATGCCCAGGACAAGTACATCCCGGTGACCGAGTTCCGCAGCAAGTCCCAGTACGACGACGAGATCCTGTACGAGTTCAAGCCGCTCAACTTCTCGCCGGACCTGCCGGAGTCGCACGAGCCGGTGGTGGGTCTGCTGTCGGGCAAGGATGTGCTCGTGCGCCAGACTCCCTCGACGCCGTCCGGGCTCGGCACTCGCTTCGCCACCGGGCGGGCCTTCTCCTCGATGGAGGAGGCAGCGCTGCTCCAGAAGACATCGCTCAACGATCCTCGCTGGGTGGCCGAGGCCGTCGCTGAGGTCGGAGGGCTGCGGTCGCTCGTCCCTGGTGTCACAGCATCGTTCCGGACATCGCAGAAGGTGTTCTCCCAGAGCCCCTTCGACGGCCCGTGGTACGTGGCGCAGGTGACGCATGAGATCACGATGACGTCATATCGGAGTCACCTCCTGCTGCGCCGCTACCCCTACCATCTACTGTCAGCGGTTCGAGCACCGAACTGGTGGTACGGCAAGAAGGGAGCGCCCACGGTGCAAGCCAGTCATGACAACAAGTGGGTCTCCACCTGGAGGGTGTGATGCGCGTCCTGTCCTTCCCCTTCCACATCACGCTGTCGGGCACCGTCGCCACGACCACGGACTACTCGCAGGTGGTCCGGGGCCAGGCGATCGACGTGCTGATGACGAACTTCCTGGAGCGTGCTCAGCGAGCCCGGTATGGTTCCGACATCAGTAGGACGGTCTTCGACCCACGGGACTCGGTGTCCCAGTCCGACCTTGCCCAGCAGGTGGCCGACCGGGTGAAGGACTGCGCTCCACGGGTGCTTGTCTCCAGCATCAAGATCTCTCCGGACCCCGATCGCAACAGTTATCTCATCATCGACGTGCTGTACCGAGCGAACCCGGCTGATGACGCCCAGCGTCTCCGCATCCCCGTCCAGTCCACCCTCTCCCAGGAGTCGCAGGTCTGATGCCGACCGAGATGGATTACACCAACAGGGACTACGAGTCGATCCGCTCGTTCCTGGTGACCGTGGCCCGGGAGCGCATGCCGGAGTGGGTGACCGCTGGCGAGCCTGCCGACATGGGCACGATGATCATGGAGTTGTTCGCCTACGCCGAGGACATCACCAACTTCTACATCGACCGTGCCGCGGCCGAGCCCTTCCTGAAGACGGCGGTCCGGCGCCAGAGCGTGCTGGCCATCGCTGACCTGTTCAACTACAAGCCGGTCTCACGGCAGGCGGCGTCAGTGGTGCTGACGTTCACCTTGGATGCTTCCGCCACCACGTTGACCATCCCGACCGGCACACTGGTGCGCATCCCGAACCGCAACGACGTGGTGTACGAGACCGGCTCCGAACTCGTGCTCGCCAATCCGGGCACACCCACCGGCACGGTGCTGGCCTATGAGGGCCGCACCCGGACCAACGAGTACCTGGGCGACTCGAACGGGGCGCCGTTGCAGGTCTACCCGCTGCTCAACGAGAGCGTCATTGAACGCTCGCTGCACGTCGAGATCGAGGAGGCGGACGGACGGCGCACGGTGTGGACCTACGTCGACTACCTGGCCGATGTGGCCTTCGATGCTTCCGTCTACACTACGGTGCTGGACGACCTGGGCAACGTGATGGTCCGCTTCGGGGACAGCCTGCACGGGCGCATCCCGCCGACCATGGGCCGGATCTTCGTCACCTACCGGACCGGTGCTGGTGCAGCAGGCAACACCCCGGAGTTGACGATCTCCGAGATGGTCACTCCTCTGGCTGGTGTTTCCGTCATCAACATGACCGCTGCCTCAGGTGGGGCCGACCCCGAGTCGCTGGACCAGATGCGCAACTCGATCCCCCGGGCCACCCGGGTGCTGGATCGGGCCGTCACGCTGGACGACTACGCCGCCCTGGCCATGCAGGTCCCGACCGTAGCCAAGTCCACGGCCCGTGGTGACTACTACACGAGCATCTTCATCAACATCGCCCCGGTCGGCGGTGGTATGCCGGACACGGCGCTGAAGGACTACGTGAAGTCCTACGTCGAGGCCCGCTCGGTGATCGGCGCCTCGGTGTTCGTGCAGGACCCGACCTACGTCGACCTCGTGCTCGACATCACCGTGCACGTCCGCCACGAGTACCCGCAGTTGACCACTCAGACCCAGGTGCAGGACGCCCTGAAGGATCTGTTCGCCTTCGAGAACTCGTTCTTCGGGGAGAAGGGCCGGGTGACGCTGGGGAGCATCTATGAGGCCTCTCAGAGCCCGCCAGGTGTTGCCTACGTCACCGTGAACGCCTTCCACGAGTTGGGTCAGCCCAACCCGAGCCCGTTGGTCGACTTCGTGCCCGACGACGTCGAGATCCCGCGGTTGGATGATGCCAACCTCACGATCACGATGGAAGGCGGCTTGCTGCCGGGGACCACGCCGTGAGCGATGTCGAGTCCTTCCGGCTGCGGCGAGTCGAGGGTGGCTCCCTGCTGCGCTCGCCGGACATCAACACCCCGCTGCGCTACGGCCCGGTGCCGATCCCCGAGGGTGCATTCAACAGCACCAGCATCCTCACCCGGCCGGTGGGCTACGACGCCATGCAGATCTGGGTGCGCATCCCGGCCGGTGTGCCTTGGGACCAGGCGACAGTGGTGCGCTGTGGGTTCACCTACCCGGTGACGCCGCTCGACGGTGTGACAGTTGCCAAGTTCACCCCGGCACTGATGAACATCGACAGCGATGGTGACGGAACCAACGACACGCTGTCCTACATCGTGCTCGACCGGCCGCTGACCGGTGGGAACATCTACTACTACGGGCTGATGATCCGCAACGGCCTGATCGCTGACGACACGCAGTGGTCGGTGGCCACCCATGCCCGGGGCATCTTGCCCCGGGACTACCAGATGACGCAGTTGCTGTATGGAGCACTGCCCGAGTTCTACCGCTACGTCGACCACGGCAACGCCATCGACGGCGAGCGAGGGCAACTCCAGCGCTTCCTGAGCATCTTCGGCTACGGACTTGATTACTCCTACACGCTGCTCGACTGTGGCCCGCTGTCGGCCTATGACGCCGACCGGAGCCCGTTCCTGGGCCTGTACCTGAACATGGTGGGCTTCGATGACGAGCCTGCCATGGGGCCGCGCCGCAACTCGCTGGCCCGGGTGATCAATGACGTCATCTCACTGCGGGGCAGCATCCTCGGCCTGGAGATCCTGATCGAGGCGTGCACCAACTGGGAGTGCGATGTCGTGGCGGGCACGGACAACTTGTTGCTGACACCAGACGATGCCGACTTCGCCAACGGCACAGGGTTCTGGTTCCCGGTGACCGATCTGGTTGCTGATGGCATCAATGCTGTTGACTCGGCCTTCGGCAACGGCAGTGCCTGGGGGACGACCACGATCGCCCGGGATGCGACGTTTGCACCGCCACCGCCCCATGGCACGGCCACCTTGGACGTCAACTTCAGTGCTGCTGGTGGCATCATCTACGGCCTCAACAACGCCTTGTCACCGATGACAAGGCAGATCCCGATCAACCCGGACACCGACTACGTCTTCGGCTTCTACCAGTACGGCGGGGCAGCGGGGCATGACTTCGACATGGGAGTGGTGTGGTTCGACCAGGACGGGAACATCCTGGACGTTGATGAGGTCACCAACTCGGTGGCCGGAGGCGATGCCAGCCCGTCCGCCTGGGTGAAGTTCGCCTCGATGTTCCTGAGCCCTGTTGATGCCTACTACGTAGCACCGTACATCTACTGGACGACCACGACCGAGCGGCACGTCGCGGCGATGATGTTCCAGCAGATCGGCATGGCCGGTTCGGGTGCGCCACCGGTTCCGCCGGACATCACCTTGCTGTTGGGCTCCTCGGCCCACCTGCTCGACAGCGACCAATCGTACCTGGACTGACCATGACCTGGAACAACACCTTCCTCAACGATGTGGGAGCCACACCGCTTCCGGTATCAGGAACGCTGGGCGCCGTCTTGCTGCATCAGGCACTTGGGCCAGCCGATGGCTCGATCGATGACCTGCTGGACCAGGACGGCATCCAGGAGGTCTATGGTTACGGCTACACACCAGGTGGTCTCGCACCACCGGCTGACTACGCGGCCACTGTTGACGGTACCACTGGGGTGACCACGATCCGCTCGATCGGCAACTTCGAGTTCGACAACACGAACCCGGTGTACGTCGAGGCCGTTGCCTTCTACTACGTGGGCACGGTTGGTGGTGTAACCAACCCGTGGATCTACATCCTGGAAGTCAATGACGTGTGGTACCCGGGGACGATCCTGTCGTCACCACGGGAGCCCGATGGTGATGTGGACACACGGCTGTTCTCGTACCTGACGGCGACGCCTGTGGCTGGACCGGCCTGGTTCGCCACCTTGATCCAGTTCGGCCCGATGGACTGGGCGCCGTCCCGAGTCACCAAGATCTACCTCTACCCGCAGCGGATCAACTGGATCCCCAACCCGACCTTCTTCGGCTCGCTGTTCGGCTGGCGTGCCAACGCGGTGATGACCCGTGAGGTTGAAGGCGATCTCTCGTTCCTCCGCACCGACGCCGGAGGCGAGATCCAGTCCCTGCTGGTGCCGATCCCCAACGGGATGACCACGGTGGCGCTGAAGGTGCGCTCCCAGGGTGCCACGACCTTCCAGGCCAAGGTGACGATGTACGACGAGGACGGCCAGCGCTCGCAGGTCTTGTCCTCGGTCGTCGCACTTCCGGAGTCCCCGGTCGGGCAGGCGTCGTGGATCTCACTGCGGCAGTACATCCCGGTGGCTGACCGGGCGGCACGCTCGGCGCTGTCATTCTTAGTAGACGGACCCATTGACATTGACGATGTGTTGTGGTCAACAGGGTACGCCGACTTCGACTACTTCGACGGCGACTCGCTGCACTCGTTCCCGGACGACTTCCTGTGGCACAGCACCTCGCACGCCTCGTACTCGTTCTTCTACAACAACCGCGGCGTGGCCCATGAGCGCATGTTCGGGGAGAACGGTCTGATCAAGCAGTGGATCCCCGAGGGCGCCCGGTACGAGGTGATCTATGACCACCTCGACCCCAAGGACACCAACCACCCGGTGAAGGACTGGGAGGATCCGATCCTGGCCCCGCCCCCACCGATGTCGCTGGCCGTGGTGCCTGGTTCCATCACCACGGACACTGCCACCTGGACGTGGGAGATCCCGCCGGACACCGTGTACGACAGCCTCTGGGTGAGCATCGACGGTGGGACTCCTGTGGAACTGCCACCGGATACCGTCGAGTACACCACCATGACGCTTACCCCTGGTGCTGATCACACCATCGAGGTCTGGGGTGTGGTGGGCATCGGTGAGTCCGACCATGCCACTGACACCATCACCACCCTGGTGGACCCGGACTCGTACTTCACCGTGGTGATGGCGGACAACCCACTGTCGTACTGGACGTTGGGCGCGAAGACTTATGTGGCACCTGCTGACTACTTCACCTTGATCCGGACCGAAGGGCTCCCGATCGACTACTGGCCATTGGGTAGCAAGGACCCGGTCACCTATCCCTCATACGCCGCTTCGGTGTTGTCGGATACACCTCTGTCGTACTGGAAGTTGGACGACATGGGTTCGCCGCACACCTTCGTCTATACGGGCGCCATGCAGTACTTCACGGTGCCTGTTGGTGTCACCAGCCTCACTGTCACCATGACCGGTGGTGCTGGTGGAGCCGGAGCAGAGCCGAGCGCTGGCAACGGTCCTCGTGGTGCCTACATCAAGGCCCTTGTCCCGGTGACGCCCTTGGAAGTCATCCAGATCCAGGTCGGTGGCTGCGGTGTCGGTCATGGACGCTCCACGCCGTCAGTCGGTTGGCCTGACGGTGGTCTCGGTGGTCACGATCCCAACCCTGGTGGTACTGGTGGAGCAGGTGGTGCTTCCAGCGACATCCGTCGTACGCCCTACAGCCTCAACGATCGGCTCCTGGTGGCTGCTGGTGGCGGGTCACCAGGTGCAAGCGGTGGGGGTGGTATCGGCGGTGTCACGGTGGGCCAGGATGGCACTGGCACGGGTGGGATCGGCGGTGGCACGGGCGGTACCCAGACGGCTGCGGGTACCGGTGGCAACGGTGACGCCGCCTTCGGCCAAGGTGGCTCCGGCTACCAGGCCTCCGGTACCCGCTACGGCGGTGGCGGCGGTGGCGGCTGGCAAGGCGGCGGCGGCGGCAACGCAGCCGTTGGTGTCGGCAGCAGTGGTGGTGGCGGTGGTTCGTCACGTGTACATGCATCAGCGGTGTTCCTCGAAGGAACGGATGGCGGTGGACCGGCTGGGTTCGGAGCGACCGTCATCATCGAGTGGACGGTTCCAACCTCTCCGGTGACCTTCGCCTACACGGGTGGGCCGCAGTACTTTGCGGTGCCAGCGGGTGCAACCACGCTCACGGTCACGGCCAAAGGTGCTGCTGGTGCTGGTTACAAGAATGGCCTTGGTCAGGGAGCCAAGGGTGGCCTCATCCAATGTACGGTTCCGGTGACAGCAGGGCAGATCTTCCAAGTCAACGTCGGTGGTGCCGGTATAGCGGATGACTCGACCAACTCAGCGGCTGGGGGTTGGAACGGCGGTGGCAACGGCTCGGTCAAGAGCACTGCTCCTGTAAACACATCAGGCGGTGGCGGCGGGATGTCCGATGTCCGGGCTGCTCCGTACGCAGTGGCTGACGCGCTCGTGATTGCCGCTGGTGGTGGAGGTATGGGGCAGGGCAGTCCCGGTGGTGTCGGTGGGTATCCCACGGGCGCTGCCGGTGGTGGCCCTGCTGGGCTGGAAGGTGGAGGTGGCACGCAGTCTGCCGGTGGTGCTGCCGGTGGAGGCGGTGTTCCGGGTGCAGCAGGCACACAGGGTGTGGGTGGCTCCTCTGGTGGTTACGCCCTCAGCGGCTACCCCGGTGGTGCTGGCGCTGGCTGGTGGGGCGGTGGGGGTGGAGGAAACGATCTCAGCGGTGGTGAAGGTGGCGGCGGTGGTGGTTCGTCGTACTTCAAGTCGAGCAGTGGCGTGAGCCTGGTTACACATACAAGTGGTGGTGGGATCCAGGGTCACGGTGAAGTGTTGATCGCGTGGACCTAGTAGGAGACCTCAATGCCCAATACCTTCACCGACTACGCCGTGGGTGCTCGGCACCTCGCGATCGCCAACACCGTCGATTGGACGATCGACTCAGCGGTGCTGCCCAACGGTGACAACGCTGTCCACGGTGACGGCTCGATTGCTGAGACATCCTCCATCTGTGGAGCCATCTACGACTTCCACAACACCGAGCACACCGCCGAGTTCTGGATCAAGATGACGGCGGGCACCGCTTCGACCATCGTCTCGTGCGGCATACTCTCCGGGCAGGTCCGTTGGACGGTCACTGTTGACGCCAGCAGATTCGTGTCGTTCAACCTCTATAACCAGGCCGGGGCCTTCTGGGCGAACCGCACGGCCAGCGCGGCGCTGGCGTTGAGCACCTGGCAGTATGTCGTGCTCCAGACCCAGGCGGTGGCGGTGGCGGCTCCGAACATCTACATCAACGAGGTCCTGAGCAACGGGGCGTCGACCGCTCCGACTGGTGTCAAGCCGACACCGGTGGCCACGGACCGGATCTTCCTGGGCACAAGCCCTTCGCTGACACAATCCTGTCCGACGACCACCGAGGTCGCCCATCTGGCGATCTACGACCGGCTGATCACGGTGCCGGAGCAGCACGACCACAACCTGGCGATGATCGCTGCCTGACGCATTGACACTGACAACAAAGGAAGGCCCCGGGTCGAGGGACTCCGGGGCCTTCTCAGTTCTCCCTGCCTCCACCACAGAGGCAACCAACCCAAGGCCGGTGAGGACCACTCTACCGGACTGTGTTGTATCCGACAAGTCAGGCGATGAGAGCCAGAGCGTCGTCAACCGGCAGCGTGCGGGTGTAGATCATGCCGCTGACGTGGACCACCACGAGGGCATACACGCCCTCGACGGGCGCTGCCGCCTTGGGTGCCGCCGCCTTGCGGCTGCGAGGGGCCTTGGTGGCGGGCTCGGCACCCACCACGACCTCGCCGTTGGCCAGGTTGACCAGCGCGGTGACGAGATCCTTCTTGCCGAGGCCGCGGATGTCGATCTTCTGACCCTTGGCGAGGCTCTGGAGTTCGAGGGTCGACATCTTGTTGAGGTAGGCCTTCGTGAAGACCGGCTCCTCGGCTTCGGCCTCCTCGGCCTCCTCCTCGTCTTCGGCCTCTTCCTCCTCGTCTTCGTCTTCCTCGTCATCCTCGTCTTCGTCTTCGGACTCCTCGTCCTCGTCCTCTTCTTCGGCTTCTTCTTCGGCTTCCTCCTCGTCGCCGCTTTCGAGTTCGAGTTCGGCCAACTGGTTGTTCAACAGGAGCACGTTGATCTGGGCATCCATGGCCCGCTCCAGGAACGAGAACAGGTCGGCGTCCTCCTCGACGCTCTCCTCGGCGTTGATCGGCAGCGCCAGGATGGCGACGTCCTCCTCGGCCTTGGTGAGCATGCCGAGGGCTTTGCGGTAGCCGTCCTTGACGACGTGGACCTTCTGGCCTCCGGCGTAGGGGCCATCCTCAGCGGTGACGTCTTCGTCGGAGTGGATCACCTCGAACCAGACCCCGTTCTCCGAGGCCCAGTTGATGATGACACCATCGGTCTTGGTGGGCTCGTCCTTGCCGACGAAGATCAGCCAGAACTCGGCGTCCTTCATCGCAGCCGCTTCACGGAGATCGTTCAGTGAAGCGACAATCTCGGTCTTGTTGCCGGAACCATCTCCGGCGATGACGTACAGCAATGTGGCTCCTAGCGTCGGGCTTTCTGTAGAACCGAAACCCTAACCCAGTCGGCCGCGGCCTGCAACAGCACGTCCGCTCGGAACAGAAAGTGTGTGACGGCCGTCACACCCAACGCCCACAGTGGTTCTTTGACGATCAACCAGGCACACAGAGTGCTTGTTGCCACCGACAGCAGGAAGAAGAACCACGAGGGTGCTGCTGTCACAACATACCGGATCGCCTTGACGATGACGAAGGTGCTTCCGGCAGCGATGAGGACAGTCACGTGGGTTCACTGGTTGTGGTCACGCCACTACGTTATCAGGATTCCGATTGTTTGACGATAGCGTATGCCGCGTGTACCGTGTGGCCACTCCACCAACGAGAGGATAACTATGGGTAGCAGGCAGATCAGCAAGGGTGTGGTGTACGTCGACGCCACGAAGCCCCTGTCCGTCGCTATAGGAGCCCAGGACAACGCCAAGGCGTCACCGAAGGATCCGACAGCGTGTGCCATTGCTCAACGACTGCGGCGCGAGCGAGGAATCCTGAGTGTCAGCATCGGGGCCACCATCGCCGTCGTGGTCTTCAGCAAGAACCCCAACGTGAAGGTCCGGTACGAGATCCCGAGCAACGAGCGGGCGCTCATCCGGACCTTCGATGAGAGCGGGCAGTTCCCTTGTGGGTTCCGGGTGACGTTGATTCCGCCCACCCAGCGACCACTCGGCTCCCGGAGGGGTTCCAAGATGGGCAGCAACAAGCGCTCCGGAAAGGGCAACAACGCCCTCCATCGCTCGGATCGTCGGGAGCCCACCCGACACGTCGCCGCCCCGGCTTGAACCGCAGGAGGCCCCCTTCTCGAAGGGGGCCTCCTTGCTTCCATTGTCAATGTCAATGACATCAAGGAGCCTTTGTGTCTCGTCGTCGGCCTCAGAGCGTGTACGTCCTCCCGCAGTACGTGAATGGTCGCCCGACTGAGCCACCAGACAAGGTGGAGACCTTCCAGATCCTGGAGGATGCCGATGGTCGGCTCCCGGCTGACATCCAGGAGCGCTTCGACGCCTACCGCGAGAGGTTGCTGGCTGAGCAGGAGCGCACCTACGACCAGGCGCAGCGGATCTTGCGGCTGCTGGCTGCCGGGCACTACTGGAACGAGCCTCGGCTGCACACCAAGTTCGGGAGCACACACGTGTCCTGGACGTCTCGGGAGATGGCCCGGCTGATGACATCAAGCCAGGCCAGGATCCTGGAGACGATGTGCAACGTGAAGGACCATGGTGTCATCAACTACGACGTGCACTTCACCAAGTCGGACACATGGGCCGGGATCATGAGCAAGTTGCACGGCGCCGGGGTGATCTGCCGTCTCACGGAGACACGGTAGGCGCTCCCTCCGGCCTCGTGACATGCTGATGGAAGCACATGTTGGCCGTGTCGATGGAGTAGCCCTCGACGGTCAGCGACCACCCGCAGAGGCACACGATGTGGACCGCGGGCTCTCCGGCGGGATGATGGTCGTGGCGGGTGTGAAGCGTTGCCTGGTGCGGGCTCATGGCGTACCTCCCGCATCGGAACCTTAGGTCTCGCCACCGGCCAAGGTGGGTGTACAGTCGCCCCTCACAGCACAACGAAGGACCCCCCGGCTTGTCAGGCCGGGGGGTCAGCGCCCATCCACTGCGAAGGAAGGCGATCGCATTGTACAGCGAACCTGAACCAACTGGCAATGGGATCCACAGGGCTCTCTCTGGGCGGTGGGTCGGCTACGCAGGGATAGGTCTGGCCAGGGCTCTTACGGTCCGGTACCCACTGACCCTCCTCCAAGCCCGGGTGCTCGATCTGCTCTACGGCGCGATCGAGACCTTGCAGTCGCGGCAGATCCAGTTCATGACCTACGAGGACATCGCTGCCGTCTGCCCGGCCAAACCGGTGGCCGTACGGGATGCCATCCTCGACCTCCGGAAGATGGGTCTGGTTGAGTCAACTCTGTCTGGAAAGCGGGCTGGAGGACCCCGCTGGGCCATCCCCGAATGGGTCTGGAATGCGGGTGTTGATGGCATCATATCGGGGGTGAGCAACGCGGTCCCCACCGCGCTCCCAGCGGCGGATCCCCTGTCTACGACAGGGTATGCCTGTGCACCAAAGAAGAAGACTGAACTCCCGCGAAGCGGGCGGGCGGCTGCGCCGCCCGCGGGAAGAAGTGACAACAAAGACAAGGAGGCCGAGGTGGAACCGTGGGGGAGTGCACCCGGTGAAGTTGAGAAGCCTGCCCAGCCTCGCGGAAGGTGGAAGTTGAGAGGTGATCCAGACTGGCGTGACAACAACCAGGACCAGTTGCCTCCCCCAGCCCCCAAGAAGGAGTCGCGCAACCCCATCACGCGTCTGTCGAACGAGTTCGAGAACATCACCGCCAACATCAACCGCCCGGCCGTGTCCAACATCAACGCTCAGCGTGGGTTGCTGAAGTGGATGCTCGATCGCGGCTTCAGCGAGGAGCAGATCATCGAGTCCTTCCGGAACTTCGCCAAGCAGGGAGGCGTGCCCGGCAACGCCAGTCGGTGGGATGCCTACGCTTCCCGGCGCTCGTCGTACTTGAAGGGGACCGACGTCCACAGCCCGGAGGGCAAGGCCGAGCGTGCTGATGTGACAGCAGCAAGACGGGCAGCGGCCCAGCGGACCCAGAAGGAGTCGTCGTGATCGATCCTGGCCAGTTGTCGATCATCTGCCCGCCGCCGGAGCAGTACGCCACCGCCACCATGAAGCGCTGCCGGGAGGCGGGCATCGATGAGGATGTGATCTCGCTCGTCAAGTCGTGGGCATTGCGTTCTCCGGTGTTGAAGCGTCGTCCTCGCCCGGCTGCGGAGCCGTTGCGGATTATCGGGCCGATCGGAAGCCCGATGGCGTTGCTGGCGACAGCAGTGTGGCGTTGGTTCATCAGCAAGAGTCGTACGGGGGCGTGGTTCACTTCGCCGGATCTGGAGCAGATCCTGCGCTCCGTCCAGGCGTACGATCCGGACGAGAACGACGCAGCGATCTATTCGCTGCTGCGGACCTGTTCGGTGGTCTGTGTTGATGACATCTGTCGGTTGGGGTCAGAGCATGAGGGAAGGCTGTTGGAGGCATTGATGCACACGAGGATGGGGAACGGGCTGCCGACCATCGTCACGGTGGCCGACGAGGTGGCTCGGGTGCCGGAAGGGTTCGAGCAGTGGCTGAACGCCCATAGCGCAACGGTGATCCTCGATGGAACATGGTGATCTGACACAGGTCGACAATCCGGCCATCGTGGTCATCCTGGAAGGTGTTCTGACAACACCCAAGTACAAGGCGCAGGGCGTACTGCGACGGCAGCAACTCCAGTCCCCTGCCGAGTGGGAGTGGTCGACCATCTCGCTGAAGAACATCTTCCGGTACGCCTACAACAACGTGCCTGTTGATGTCACAACATTCCTGGGTCAGGAGGTGGCGGACTTCGCGGCCAACTGGCTCGACATGTACCACGTGGACGTGCGCTCGATCGAGTCTGTGGACTACGAGACGTTCTGCGAGTCGATCAAGTGGCGCCTGCATGACATCCGGATGATCGTGGACTCCGACCCGATTCGGATCTTGCGCTACGGCCAGATGGGCTATCAGCCCAAAGAGGGAGAGTTCTGATGGACATCGAAGGCGGGCTCATCGCCTCGGTGCTTGTCAACGGAACCATGGACATCCCCATGCAGCGGCGGGTGACGGAGCACTTCTTCAACGACGACGAGCACCGCAAGGTGTGGCAGTACATGGTCAAGCACTGGCAGTCCTACGGGTTGAGCCCGACCGTGGAGGTTGTTGCTGACAACTATCCGGCTTATGAGATCGAGGAGCCGGACGAGCCGGTCGAGTACTTCATCGACTCTCTGGCCGCACGGCGCAAGATGGTCATGCTTCAGGAGACGATCAGCAAGGCCGTCGAGATGATCAGCATTGATGGCGTAACCAAGATTGACAGCGTGTCGACACTCCTGAACCAGGGCCTGATGTCCTCGATCATCGAGACGTCTCCGGTGCTGACGGTGGACTACCTGGTGGCGTTGAAGGCAGCCGCCGAGGAGTGGAAGCAGGGCGTGTTCAACAACGGCCTCTCCTACGGCTTTCCGACGCTTGATGAGTACACAAGCGGGCTGATGCCCGAGCAGTATGTGGTGTTCACCGGTCTGGCCAAGGCCAAGAAGTCGTGGACATTGCTGCACTGCGCCTCCACGGCCCAGTTGCAGGGCGGGCGCGTGGTGTTCGTGACCTTCGAGATGTCCAATGTCGAGCAGGTCGAGCGTCTGGCCACGCTGTGGGGCAAGGTCCCCTACCGCAGCGTGATGAAGAAGACGTTCACCAACGCCGACTATGCCAACATCAACAAGGGGATCGCCGTCCGCAAGGCGCTGCACCCGTTGATGGGTGTACAAGACACCTACGGGCACTCCACGGTGTCGAGCCTCCAGGCCTTGGTTCGATCAACAAATGCCGATGTGCTGTGCATCGACGGCATCTACCTGATGACTGATGACGTGACCGGCGATCCGGGGTCATCTGGTACGCAACCATTGACCAACATCAGCCGGGCGCTGAAGCGTCTGGCCAAGACCGAGAAGATCGGTGTTGTCGTAACAACGCAGACGCTGCACTCCAAGACCACCAAGGGCCGGACCAACCTGTTCGGCATGGGCTACACCTCGGCGTTCTCCCAGGACGCTGACCTGGTGGTAGGCGTCGAGTCCAACCCCGACAACCCCAAGTGGTCTACGATGCGCATCCTTGGAAACCGGGCTGGACCACAGGGCATCGAGTTCGATGTCTCCTGGGACCTGGATACGGGCCTGGTTGAGGAAGTTGGTTCTGATGATGACGACAACTCGCTGACCTTTGACGAGGATGAGGACGATGCCTGACCTTTCCGATTACCTCATCGACATCGGGTTGGAAGTGCTGAGGGTCGACGGCGACGAGATCAATGCCGTCTGCCCGGCCCACGTGGAACGCGTCGGGCACCCGGACTCCCATCCCTCCTTCGGCTTCAACATGGCCAAGGGCGTCGGCAACTGCTTCTCGTGCTCGTGGCACCCGACGTTCAACGATCTGGTCATCTGGCTCACCGGGACACCACCACCACAAGACCTGGTCGAGCAGACCAAGACGGCGGCGCTGACCAAGGCGGTCCAACGGCTCACCGAAGAGAAGCGTGAGGCGCTGGTCGACTTCACGATCCACGAGTGGACGCTGAGCAACCGGTTTGTGGACGTGAAGCGGGTGCTGCTGGAGCGGCGGAACCTGGATCTGGAAGCCGTGAATGTTTACGGAATCAGATTCGATCCGATCAACCGGACGTGGGTGATGCCGATCCGGGACCACAAGGGTCGGCTGATGGGCTGGCAGCGCAAGGCGGGTGGCATCAAGGCCTACAACGAGCCCAAGGAACTGGAGAAGAGCCAGTACCTGTTCGGCCTGCACGCCATGCGCATGCATGACCGGCTGGCGGTGGTCGAGAGCCCGCTGGACGCGGTGCGGCTCTACCAGGCGGGCATCCCTGCCGTCTCCAGCATGGGAGCGTTCATCTCTGACACGCAGTGCCGTCTGTTGTCACGACACACGGCCGTCACTGTGCTGGCCTTGGACAACGACGACGCTGGGCGAGCCGGTACCAAACAGGCGATTCAGAGGCTACGGAACACTGGCACGGCGGTGCTGGTGTGGGGCTACGATGGGACCTGGAAGGCCAACGCCTGGAAGGACCCTGGAGATTGCCCCGACGACCGCATCTTGAAGAGGACGTGGCAGGACACGCTGAGACTTGGCCTCTAGCGCTGGAGCCTCGGCCCTACCAGGTCGAGGCTCACGACCGGATGATCGAGCGCGGCAACCAGTTGCTGGCACTCGTGATGGGCGCGGGCAAGACCCTCACCGCGCTGGCGACGATCGAGACGCTGCACCGCATGGGCGAGGTGTCCTGTGGGCTCGTGATCGTGCCCAACACCCTGAAGTACCAGTGGTACGACGAGATCACCGACAAGACGGGTGCTCCGGTCCAGATCATCGACGGTGATCTGGCCAACAAGCAGTTCCAACTGAAGCATGCAACAAGGTTCCGTTACAACGTCATCAACCCTGACGTGTTCAGCACCAAGAACGGGACCTCGATGGTGCACTACTTCCTGGACGGCAAGATTCAGTTCGTGGTCCTTGATGAGGCAACAGTCATCAAGTCCTTCAAGGCCAAGCGCTCCCGCGCCATCAAGGCCTTCGCCCGGGACCTGCCCTACCGCTTCGCCCTCTCGGGCCAGCCGGTGGAGAACCGGCCCGAGGAACTGTTCTCGATCATGGAGTTTGTTGACCCATCAGTGCTGGGCGACTTCAAGATGTTCGACCGGACCTTCATCCTCCGGGACAACTACGGGCGTCCCAAGCGGTACCGCAACCTGGACGTGCTGAAGCGGGCCATGGCCCCGGTGATGTACCGCAAGAGCCGCAAGGACATCGAGCAGTACCTGCCGAAGATCATCACCACCCACGTCACGGTGGACCTGCCAGCGGTGTCGAGGCGGTTGTATGACTTTGTCGTCAGTGACACGCTGGCTGTGCTGGAGATGATGTCACCATCAGGAGGCTTCGATCTCGCAGCCCACTACGGTGATGATGACGACACCGAATCGGGCAAGTTCAAGGGCGAGATCATGTCCCGGGTCCTGGCGATGCGCATGATCTGCGACCACCCGGCCTTGTTGATGACGTCAGCAAGCCAGTTCGATGACCCGGAGTCCTCCAAGGGCTCCCGCTACGCCTCCTCGCTGAAGGCCGAGGGCTTGATCACCGACGCCCTGCTGGCCGAGGACGCCAAGTTGAAGACGACGGTCGAACTGGTGGACGAGATCTTGTCGGAGCACCCGCAGAACCGGGTGGTGGTCTTCTCGTTCTTCAAGCCGATGCTGGCGATGCTCGGTCGGGCCATCCAGAAGCAGAAGCACCGTGTTGCCTACATCACCGGTGATGTCGACGCCCACGGCCGGGCGCAAGCCCTCGATGCCTTCAAGAAGCAGACCCGTGTGTTGCTGTCATCAGACGCCGGGCAGTACGGAGTGGACCTGCCGCATGTCAACTACCTGATCTCGTATGACCTGCCGTGGAGTGCGGGGGCATATGCCCAGCGCGTGGCCCGGATCGACCGGATCTCCTCGGTCTGGCCCCACGTCAACGTGATCAGCGTGCTCACTCAGGGCACCATCGAGGAGCGGCAATACGAGATGCTGGAGCAGAAGCGTCTGGTGGCCGAGGCCTTCATCGACGGCCGACACCGTGACACCAAGGGCGGCTTTACGCTGAGCCTGGACACGCTTAGGCGGTTCCTCCAGGAGCACTAGTAAAGAAGCATACGGGGTAGGGGTATCTCTAGGGACTACATGACAGGGCTCAGGCAAGTACTGGACAGAGTAAGTCAAGTCCCCTGTAAGGGTCTTCCAGAGGGTGGTTGCGATTGGCAATCTGTGTGCTATGGTTCGGTGCCATATGGCAACCAGAGTGAAGAGAAGGTCGGAGCCGAAGCGTGTTGTCATCGACATCCGCAAGGCCACCGAGGAGTGGTTCAAGACCGACAGCACCGCTAAGGACTTCACCACCGAAGCCGAGAAGCGCAAGGGGGTGCTGAAGGCAGCGCTGGCCGAGCAGGTCGAGGCCGACAGCGACGGGCACTGTTGGTACTACTTCGATGACGACGAGCCGGTGGGTGGTGTGCTCCGGGGCGTCAAGCGGGAGAAGCGGGTCAGCCGCAGGCTCAACGCTGAGCGGGCTGAGAGGTTGCTGCGGGAGAAGAAGTTGCTGGAGCGTTGCACCAAGACCGTCGTTGTGCTGGACGAGGACGCCATCCTGGCGGCGGCGTTCGAGGAGCGTCTGACCAACAAGGAACTGGAGTCCCTGTACGACGTGAGTGAGACCTTCGCGCTCGTCCCGATCAAGGTGGCAAGGTGATGTCAGATCAAGAATATCAGCCGGGGCACTACGTAGGAGCGGGGTTGACCAAGCCACCTAAGTCCAAGTCTCGTCCGGTCGACATGCTGGAGTGCAACAGCCTGTTGGCGGAAGCATGTGCCAAGGCACTTCGGCACTTCAAGGCGCTGGACGAGGCCAACGCAGCGATCCACTGCGCCGAGGTGCGGTACTCACCGATCACCTTCCGGCTGGCGGAAGCCTTGGACGCCCACGTCGAGGAGTTCTACGGTGGTGACGCGCTCGTCTACAAGGAGCGCAACGTCGTGATGCTGCACGCGGGCAAGTACAAGGAAGACCCGGGGCGTGAGTAAGGACCCGTTCTCGGTCTTCAACGATCTGAAGGACTTCCCGGGCAAGCGGGAGCCCGTGATGCGCGCCCAGCCCAAGCCTGTCGTCACAACATGGGATGCCCGCCCGCTGACCTACAAGGTGAACGGGATCCCCACCGAGTTCTTCCGGGTCAGCCACCTGGCTGCTGCCGTCAACAGATCGGTGCGGACCATCCGGCACTGGGAGAAGCACGGCATCATCCCACCGGCCACCTTCCGGGCACCGCTGCGGGGAGCGCGCTCCCAGGGCAGCAAGCAGGGTGACCGGCTCTACAGCCGGGCGCAGATCGAGGTGGTCATCAACGCTGCCAAGCGGACCGGCGTGCTGAAGGGCCGGGGCAATGCCCCGGACAAGGACTTCACCCGGTTGATCATCACCGGGTGGTTACGGCTACAAGCGGAGGGCGTGAAGTGATCTACCGATTCGAGACGTCGTACGACTGCACGGACAGCAGGGACGCCGAGGGGAAGCGGGCAGAGATGGAGCGGGCCTTGCAGGTGGCGTTCCACAAGCCTGGTCTCACGGTGTCGTTGGTGGAGACCCGCAGCAACGGCAAGAAGAAGGCGCCCAGGCCGTTGCACCAGGATTCCTAGTCCTGGTACTCTTCGTTTGCCGCCTGAGTCGGATGACTACCCGAGGAAGGCCGCAGGATCAAACACCAGACACCAGACACCAGACACCAGAAACGAGAACCAAATGGCAACAAGGCGCGTTGTGCGCCGTTCGGGTGCTGCCACTGCTGCGCCCACGAAGAAGGCCTCTGCCGCCAAGGCGGCGCCGTCTAAGTCGGCCTCCCGAGCCCGGGATGATGATGACTACGACGACGTCGATGATGACGAAGAGGAAGAAGTCACGATCCGTTCCGGTTGGGGTGCTGCCGAGCAGACGATGGACTCCACGTCCTCGTTCGCCCAGAACTTCAAGATGTCGGCGCAGACGCAGATCGTGCGGTTCACGCAGGACACGCCCTACGCCTCCTACCGCCGTCACTGGGTCGAGCGTCCGGGCATCGGCACCCGTGCCTTCACCTGCCTGGAGACGGTAGGTCGGGACTGCCCACTGTGTGATGTCGGTGACAAGCCACAGGCCGTTGCTGCATTCAACATCTTCGTCGTCTCCGACGACGGCACGGTGAGCCACAAGTCGTGGGACACCACGCCCACCGTCACTCGGCCGCTGATGACGTTCGCCCGTGACCAGAAGATCGGTCCCCTCAATCGGCCCGGTCTCTACTTTGCCGTCTCCAAGCCGGAGGCCAAGCGCAAGTTCGACCGGGTGACGCCGCTCATCTCCCCGGTGCGCGAGCGGGACCTGGAAGAGGACTTCGAGGTGACGGTCCCGAAGCCTGCTGCCATCAACAAGGCGATGAAGTCCCTCTATACGTCCGACATCATCCCGATCCCCAAGACCAGGGAACTTCAGGATGTCGTGGACGACATGGTGGACGAGGACGAGCGCCCGTCCGGTTGGGACCAGGACGAGGACGACCGGGGTCACAAGCCACCGCGTCGGCGGAAGTAAACTGCCCATCGTCGGGCGCCCGGGTACGTCACCTGACGGAAGCGGCGATTGCCAGTAGGAGCCGTCCTGCCACAGTGGATCGGGGCAACTGGCACCTCCCAGCACACCACCGAGGATGTTGTCAATGTCAACGACCATTCGCATGATTCGCACCGTGCCGGACTTGAAGGCGGCTGTTGCCGAGATCAGTGAGCACCCGGCGTACGTCGTTGACGTCGAGACCATCGGCAAGCCGGACGGGCTCAACCACCTGACCAACAGTGTCACGTGGGTCGGCCTGTGCACGGACGGCTTCGCCTGCGTCATCCCGTTGGGCCACACCCTCGGCAAGATCCTGGTGCCGGAGCGCAAGGAGAAGGTGGTTCCGGAGAACCCGAAGTGGCTGCCCAAGTCGAATCGGTACTCCAACGCCAAGACGGCCACCCTCACGATCCCCGCGGTGCATGCCGATCCTGGCCCGCAGTTGGAACCGGCCCAGGCGTTCAAGGTCATGGAGCCGCTGTTCTTCTCCGACCAGTTGAAGATCGGACACAACGTCAAGTTCGACGTGATGTCGGTAGCAAAGTACTACCGGGGCCGACTGCCGGTGCGGCCCTACCTCGACACGATGTTGATGCAACACGTCGTGGACGAGAACCGGATCAAGTACGACCTGAAGACGACGACGTTGGACTGGCTGCGCATCCCGCTTGCGCAGCGCAAGACGTACTACCCGAACCTCGGCAAGGACCACTACCTCCACCCCATCGACAAGGTGGCCCGGTACGTGCTGCGTGATGTCCGCTACACGTGGTTCCTCTACAAGCGGCTCCAACGCCTGGTGGAGCGCGAGGGCCAGGAGTCGGTGCTGGCCATGGAGATGGCGCTGTACCCCTCGATCATGAGCATGGAGATGGCGGGGACGATGCTCGACCGGGAGGCCATGCACGAGATCCGGAAGCGGCTGGAGAAGAGCCTTGACGAACTGAAGATGCAGGCCTGGAACATGACGTTGGAACCAGATCCCTTCGATCTCACCAACGTCAACAAGAAGCGTGAACTGCTCTTCGGACCCAAGCCCCGGGGCCGAGCGCTGAAGCCGCTCGCCCGGACGCCCAAGACCGATCAGGCCGTGCTCGACCAGACCGTGCTGGAGCACTACGCCGCCCGAGGTGATGCCTTGGCCAAGGTGTTCCTGGCGTGGAGTGAGCAGCAGAAGGTGCTCTCGACCTACATCGAGGGCATGGAGAAGCGGATGCACAAGGGCAAGGTGCACACCTCGTTCACACAGCACGGCACCGTGACGGGACGCCTCTCCAGCCGGACTCCGAACCTCCAGAACATCCCCCGGGAGTCCGAGATCCGAGCGCTGTTCATCGCCCCCGAGGGCTATCGGCTCGTTGTTGCCGACTACGACCAGATCGAGTTGCGGGTCACGGCGCACTATTCCAAGGATCCGCTGATGGTGTCGGTCTTCGAGCGGGGGATGGACATTCACGCTTCCACGGCAGCCGCGGTGCTCGGCAAGGATCCTGGTGATGTCACCAAGGAGGAGCGCCAGATCGGCAAGGGCCTCAACTTCGCCGTGGTCTATGGCGCCGGGCCGCAGAAGGTCGCCACCATGAGCGGGCGATCGATTCGTGAGGCCGAGGAGTTCCTTGATGAGTACTACAAGCAGTTCTCGGCCATCCGCCCTTGGAAGCACTACGAACTGCGCCGAGCCATGCGTCGTGGCGACCAGCACGACCCGCGCCGCTACCCGCCCTACGTGACGACGATGTTCGGGCGCAAGCGTCGGCTGCCCGACCTATACAGCAACGACGGTGGCGAGCGGAGCAAGGCCCAGCGCCAGGCGATCAACACCATCGTCCAGGGCTCGGCGGCAGAGATCATGAAGTTGGGGATGATCCGCCTCCACAAGGCGTTTGAGGCCATTCCCGACAAGCCGTTCCAGATGGTGCTCACCGTGCACGACGAGTTGCTGTCGCTAGCACCAGAGGACCGTGCCGAGGAGTGCCAGGCTCTTGTGATCGAAGCAATGTCTGGTGTTAGATACAGCGGTAAGTCGGTTCTCGATGTACCATTGATCGTGTCTTGTGGTATAGCGAGCCGCTGGAGTGAAGCGAAATGAGGAGGGAGGTGCGTGATGATCTCGGTACTGGCCATGCGACGGCAGTTCCTGCTGGATCTCGCGCACCCCAGCGCCGACCCGGTGCTGTGCGACCTCCTGGGGCTGCTGCCTGCTTCCGATGACGTCTCCGAGGCCGAGCGGGTCGCTTCCCTGGAGCGCATCCGCCGGTTGTTGACGGATCCACGTATCGCTGCCGTCATGGGCGGTGCTGCTGACGACATGTCCGGGATCCTCGACTCGGTTGACACCGAGGACCGGTCGCTGTGGCTGGTCTCCTACGCTCTCGCCGTGCTCAACCTGTTCGAGTCACTAGGAGTGGTCGAGGTTCACTGTGAGTGACTGGTGGAGTCGACACCTGGGAGGGGGACCCCAGCGGACCCCCTCCCAGGGGCCTGTGCAGACGTCTCCTGCGACGCCAGGCGGGCCGTACCCGCCTCCCGGGTACCCCAACCCCCCGAATCCGTGGGAGGCCCCTCAGGCGCCCCAGAGCCGGGGCCAGGTGACCATGCACAACCTGGTCGAGATGATGGCCCAGTGGCGCGGTGGCGAGGGCCAGCGCAACTCGACGGTCTGCCCCCACTGCGGCTCCGACAAGTTGTACCGGCGCAAGGTCGGCCAGATGGAGGCCGCGCCGCTGTGCTACTCGTGCGGCTTCAACGGGCTGTGGGACCAAGCCCAGCCCGGCAACTACGTCTGACCTAGGATCAACTCCCATGCCCGGAGGACTGGACAAGAGCGCTCAGTTCTACGGCAAGGGCATCGAGGCGTTGTTTCCGGAAGGATCGGCACCCAAGACGACGGTTCCGTTCCCCCGGGCTGGCATGCACAAGAAGCGGGCTCCCTACGAGGAGCACTTGGTGCATGCAGCAGTGTCCAAGAGTCCGCCCGATCTCCAGGACGTGGATCCTCGGACGTTGCATGCAACACAGCCCTGGGTGACCCGCTCCGGTGTCGAGCACTATATGCAGGGTGACTACGAGCGCACCGGTCAGACCTACGCCGACGCGCACCAGGCGGGCAATCGGTTCCCGGTGATCTACAACCGCCACAACGAGGCGACCGGCACCACCGAGTCGCTGATCCTGTCCGGTCACCACCGGGCGACCAAGGCCCTGCTCCGGGGCGAGCAACTGAGATCGATCGTGGTGAGTGGCGGATACGGTCCCTGGAAGGACTAGGATTCCGTTTCATGGCAGGAGCAGTCACCCCCCTTCTCTTCATCGGAGAGCCCACGCACGTCGAGGCCCGGCAGGTCCGCTCGGCTCAGGAGGGATCCGTGCGGATGGCGAAGGGCGAGACGGTGTGGGTTGGCAACAGTGATGCTGAACTGGCCTACCAGATCCTGGTCGACTTCGGGGTTGAGCCCGAGATGGCCGAGCGCCAGGTGATGGCAGCCAAGGACGGCCTCGGAACAGCGTTCCCCTGACCTCTTGCGCAGGGTTCGGAACCCTCGGTAGGTTTGCCGCTGTCAACCTATTCCGTACGGCCCGAGCCCAAGTGAAGCGGGGTGGAGGCTAGTTCGATGTCAGGGTTGACCGAGGGGCGGGGGTCCGGGACCCCCGCCTCTTCAGGTTCCGTAGTATGGTTGTGCGGTGACGATCGACTCCTTGATCAAGAAGGTCAACAAGGCACACGGTGAGGGCACGCTGGTCCGAGGGTCGGACCTGAAGGACTTGGTGATCCCGCGGTGCACGACGGGCTCGCTGGCGCTGGACCTGATGCTCGGCGGTGGCTGGCCACTCAACTGCTGGAACGAGATCGTGGGTGAGCCGTCCAATGGCAAGAGCCTCATCGCGCTGAAGACCATCGCCGCCAATCAGGCCATCGATCCCCACTACGAGGTGCTGTGGGTCGCTGCCGAGGACTTCGTACACGAGTGGGCCGAGACGTGCGGTGTGGATCTCGACCGGGTGACTGTTTCCACAACAAGGGTGATGGAGGAGGCCTTCACCATCGTCATCGATGCCTTGGACGATCGGGCAGTAGATGCTGTTGTCATTGACAGTCTCTCCGCACTGGTGCCCAGTGACGAGGACGAGAAGTCGATGGACGAGTGGTTGATCGGGCTCGGTGCTCGGATCACCAACAAGTTCATGCGCAAGTCGGCCTCGGCGCAGCGCCGCCACCTCGATCGGGAGGACCGCAACTGCCTCGGCATCGTGATCTCCCAGTGGCGGGAGAAGGTCGGTGTGATGTTCGGGGACAGCCGCACCACGCCCTACGGCCGGGGCAAGGAGTTCCACTACATCACCCGGGTCGAGGCGCGGCGGGACGAGTGGATCAAGAGCGGCAAGGACGAGCGTGTTGGCATCACCATGAAGGCCCGGACCATCAAGAACAAGATGGCTCCTCCGCAGCGGGTTGCCACGGTGGACTTCTACTGGCAGGACGTGCCCGGGTTCCCAGCCGGTGAGTACGACCGGGTGAAGGAGATCATCAACATCGCTGTTGCTTACGACATCATCGAGCAGAGTGGCGGTTGGTACACCTTCGATGACCAGAAGTGGAACGGCAAGGACAAACTTGTTGCCAGCATCAGAGAGGAGTTGGACCTACAGGAGAAGATCGATATGACGGTTCGTGAAGTCGTCATCAACGGGCGCCCGCTCGGTGAGGTCTTGGAAGCCACCAGGCCCAAGACCGTGAGGAGGCGCCGGGGACGATGAGCCGTCGAGTCATTCGCTGTCGCCGTCAAGGCTGCAAGCAAGGGCTCGTACTAGTCTGTGTCTTCTGCTTACGGAAGTTCTGCAAGCACTGTATGTGGAACCATGATGTATGCCTCATGTGTAGGGAGCAACTGCGGGAACATGGCCGGTCAGAGAGACTCCAAACGCCAGGAGAGACGCCTGGCAGGCGTCCTGGATGGGACGCGCAACGCAGCCAGTGGAGCCTTGCCGTTCCGCAAGGCTGATATCAGAAGCAAGCACTACCTGGTCGAGGCCAAGATCACTGACAAGCGGTCGTACTCGATCAAGTTGAAGGACTGGGAGACCCTTCGGCGCCTGGCGTCGTTGGAAGGTCGGACACCGATGTATGCAGTTCAACTTGGCAAGCGACGTCTGATCATTGTGGAGGAAGATGACTTTCCCTTCCCCGAGTAGGCCTTGGCGCGGCCGCGCACCGACCCTCCGCACGGCTTCGGCAGGTACCGGCACAAACGGTACCTGTGCCGCTGTGATATCTGTCGGGCGGGCAACGCCGAGTACATGCGCGAGTACCGCATCCGGGTCGGCGGCGGGATGGATCCGGCGCGCTTCTGCCCGGTCTGCCACCTCGTCTTCGACCGGCGGGGGCTGGGGAGGCACATGTCCATGCATAGGAAGAGAGAGGGCGATGCCACCGAAAGGCGTCTTGCTGAAGCCGCTACCCGAGCACGGGACCCACGCTAGGTATATCCACCGGCTCTTCCCCTGTCGCTGTGCTGCATGTACCAAGGCCAACACGGAGTACAACCGGGACTACCGGGCTCGGAAGCGGGCGATCAAGAACCCCAACGTGATCTGTGACATCTGTGGCCTCAGGATGGCGAGCCCTCTGGCCCTCGGCGGGCATAAGTCAGGGCACACCAAGCGGGGCAGCCAGAACGTGAAGCGGATCCGCAGGATGTCCAAGACATGACCACGATCAAGCGCCAGCGCATGACGGCGTCCTCCTTGGACCGGTTCAAGAAGGCTGTAGTCGGAAACGACACCTACGTCCTGGGTGACATCCAGGCCCACGTCATGCAGCGCCTCTCCGAGAGCGACCTGAACCGTCGTTCGGAGGTGCTGCATCCCAGCGACATGTCGAAGCCGGAATGGTGCTATCGACATGACTACTACCGGATCATCGGTGTTGAGCCAACAGACAAGGTGGCCAACCCGTCGTTCTTCATGAAGAACATCTTCGAGGAGGGCCACGAGATCCACCGGAAGTGGCAGCGCTGGCTGTGGGAGATGGGCTACCTGTGGGGTGTCTTCGAGTGCCGTGACTGTTATCACAGGTGGTGGGATCTCTCACCGCGCAGGTGCATGGCGTGCGGGAAGGAGCGCCTGCGCTACCAGGAGGTGCCCATGGAGACCCGCCTGGTGGCCGGGCACTCTGATGGTGGTATCATCAAGCCGGGCGCGGTTCCCTCGTTGCTGGAGGTCAAGAGCGTCAGCCTTGGTACGCTCCGGTTCGAGGCGCCCAGCCTGTACGAGTTGTATCAACAGGGTGTCGGGATCGACAAGATCTGGTGGCAGATCCAGCGGCCGTTCCCCTCACACCTCCGGCAGGGACTGATCTACCTGTGGTTGGCCAACGAGGGTGCCCTGAGCAACATCTTGCTGGAAGTGCTACCGGAACCACCGAAGCAGATCGTGTTCATCTACGAGTGGAAGCCCACGCAGTCGGTGAAGGAGTTCGTCGTCAAGTACACGCCGCGTCCGCTGACCCGGGTGCTGAAGGGCGTGTCTCTGGTGGGTGAGGCCATCGACCGGGGCAAGCCGCCGCCCCGGCCGGACTGGGCAGAGGACGAGGACAGCCCGGTGTGTCGGAGTTGTCCCTACCGCTCGGTCTGCTACCATCTTTCCGTACCCTATGACGCCAACAGTCCGGCGCAAGCGCCAACACTCCAGGTCCAGCGGTCCAAGTCGGGTGTACGCAGGCGTGCCCTTGCCCGACCGCCCTGGGCGAGTTCCGCATCTCCCTGAGGACATCACCTCGTGTGCCGACGAGGAGTTGATGGAGTTGTTCAGTCAGTTCATCGGCTGGCAGAACTATGTCTCGGTCAGCCTGGCCGAGGCCGACGTGGCTGAGAACGATGCCGAGACGGCGGTCAAGTACGCCGAGGCCACCGCTCTGGTGGAGACGTGGACCGGTGCCAAGGAGGACCGGGTGACCGTGGCTCGCGCCGAGCGGGAGTTGGCTCCTGACGTCCGCAAGGCACGGGATGCATACAACAAGGCCTACGCTCACCGGAAGCGAGTCTCTGTGCTTGTCGACAACTTCGAGCGCAGTGCTGCGCTCATCAGCCGTGAACTCTCCCGGCGCATCGGACGGGAGCCCGTCGAGCGTCGTCAACAGAGGTGGAGCCCATGACCACGTGTGTGCTCTGTGACGAGGAACTGACCGTCTCGGTCTCGATCCTCCAGCCGATTCATCGGGAGTGCGCCATGCGTGCTGGGCTGGGTGGGATCGGGCACCACATCGACCATGAGTACTTCTGTAAGCAGAAGGGCGACCCGGATGCTGGGCTCCCGTACCGGCTGTCGGCGCTGCTGGTTGCTACTTACGTCAGGTACGTCGGTCCCGAGAAGGCGGCGCAGTCAGCGGTCAATGTCAATGACTAACCGGCCCAAGCAGACGGGGACTGCCCACGAGACGGCCATCGTCAACTGGTTCCGTGAGCAGGGCTGGGAAGAGGCCGACCGGCTCACCATGAAGGGAGCGGCTGACCGCGGTGACGTGGGCCTGGGTTTCCATGTGCCGGTGGTGATCGAGGCCAAGGGCGTGAAGCGCTCCACCCAGCGGGTCGACATGTCGGGGTTCATGCGGGAGTTGGAATCGGAAATCGACAATGCCAAAGCCGAGACAGGTGTTGTCATCATCAAGAAGAGCGGTACTACCGATGTCGGCAAGTACTATGCTCTGCTCCCTGTGTGGCGCTACGAGCAGTTGATCGCAGCGCTGTACCCAAAGCGTCGGGTGATCCGGCGCAGGAGGATGACGTGAGATGCCAGCGGTGAAGTTGAAGGACATGGAGTGCCCGCGGTGCCAGAAGCAGTACGAGCGTCTCCCGCTTCGAGACGGTGACTTCCCCGGTCATCGCTGCCCTGATGGTGTCATCACCACGCTGGTTGTGACGGACACACCACCTCTGCTGAGGTCAGTGGGCTAGTCTCCGTCCCGTCGTTCGCACAGGAGACGGGGATGGTTCACGCTGCCGGAGCAACTCATGTGGTGGATCCGAGAACCATGACCTTCTTCAACGAGGAAGAGTCACTGCTGAAGGTCGCTGCGGCCAGCCCGCCCCAGGCCATCGCCACGGCTCTCGTGCGTTCCATCCAGGAAGGGAAGCAGCCGGTGATGCGCGCCATCGGGCACGGCGCTGTCGGGCAGGCCGTGAAAGCCCAGATCCTGGCTCGTGGTCTCGCAGCGCCCATCGGTCTCGATCTGCTGTTCATGCCAGCATTCGACAGTGTGACCAATGAGCAGGGCGAGGAGTTGTCGGCCATCATCTGGCGCACGTTCTGGCGGTAGTGATGCGCACCTATGACGGCATGTACAAGGCGCTCTGCCTCAGTGTGGAGCCCACCAGGGGCATGATCAAGGCCCAGGTGCCCCAGGTCTTCAGTGATGTTGTCATCATCATTCGCAACTCGGCGGGCTCCATGCCGTTCGCCGGAGCCCGCGGCTGGGTCGGCTTCGAGAACGGTCAGGCCGAGCGGCCGGTGTGGGTCGGTACCGACACGCTGGTTGGCGAGTCGGACCCCAGTGGCAGCGGGGGAGGCGGTGGTGACGGCAGCGGTGGCTGGGAGATCGTGGAGACGTCCTCGCTGCTGCCGTCCTCTCCAGCCATCGGTGCTAGGTACTTTGTCAACGACATCAACAACGTCTTGGAGTGGTCGGGCTCGGCCTGGACGAACCTGGCTGACACCGGCCTTGGCATCGTGGAGGCGAACACTCTGCCTGCTGCGCTGCCGCCGGGCACGCTCTTCTTCGACATGGACGAGGTCGTCCCGGACCCCACGCCCGGCCCTCCGGGAGCACCAGGTGCACCTGGAGCCACAGGAGCCACGGGTCCGCCCGGTCCTCCTGGCATCCCTGGTGCAGGTGTTCTCTACGGCACCTGGAGTTGGCTTTCGGCAGCGTCCACCCCACCGTTGAGCACGAACAGAGTTGCGCTCAACACGGATGCTCCCAGTGCAGCAACGGCTGTGTACATCCACAAGAACGATGAGGCGACCACGGACTTCACTGCTGTGATCAACACGCTTGTCATCAATGACGAGGTGTTCATTCAGCAGTTTGATGACTACAACAACAGAGTCACCTACAAGGTGACTGCTGTGCCGACACTCGCCTCGAACACCTTCACCATCCCGGTGGCACTGGTCGCCGGATCGATCAGCGGTGTGGAGCCGAACAATGGCAAGGACGTCCTCGTCGCCTTCCGTCGTGCAGCCTCTGGTGGCGGTGGAGGCGGTGGCATCCTCGGCTTCCATCAGCAGACGAGTGACTACACCGTCGCCCTGGCTGATGTTGACTACGTGGTCCAGATGAATGTTGCTGTCAGCAATGTGGCCACGATCCCGCCCGTGGCTTCGGTCGCTTGGGTGGCCAATCAGCAGATCCACTTCCACAACATGGGAGTTGGGCAGACGCGCATCGCAGGAGGTGCTGGCGTTACCGTCCTGGCCACACCGGGCAAGCGGCTGCGGGCACAGAACAGCATGGCCACGGCGATCTGCACGGCTACTCCTAACACCTGGATCCTCACCGGTGATCTGACAGCAGATGCTCCGGTCGCAACGGTGGCTCCCACGATCACGCTCGGGATCACCACGTGGCTCTACCCGCCGCTCACGGCCTCGACGGGTACCTGGCCCGGTGCTCCGACGTTCACCTACCAGTGGCAGGAGCGGGCGTCCGGTACGTCAGGAGCCTGGTCCAACTCAACTGGTTCCGGCTACAACACAGCCACTTACCTGGGCACGGCGGGCAGCAAGGCCTACCGCTGCCAGGTGACGGCCACCGATTCCAGCGGTTCGGGAGTTGCCTACAGCGAGATCACCGAGGTGCTTGGAGCCGGGCTCAGCCAGTCCCTGAGCGCTCTGTCGACGCTGGCCCACTGGACGCTCTGCGGTGCCGAGGGAGGACGGGCAGGCACCGATCTGGTCACCGTCCCTGGCAAGGGTGAGAAGCGGACCTTCGACTGGGCGCACACCCTGGCCGAGACCTGTACCCTCAACGTGGGCACCGCTGGCTCACAGGGTGTTGCCGGAACCAACGGTGGTGGTGCCGCAGGCACGACCGGGACTCCTACCTCGGACCCGGGTGGCGGTGGCGGTGCCTGTGATCTGCGTCTCGGAGGCACAGCGCTCGCCAATCGCAAGGGCACCGCAGGCGGCGGTGGCGGTGCTGGCATGAACAACGGCTCGACCACTGCTGGCGGTGGTGGTCTCGGTGGTGGCACGACGGGCGGCTCTGGTCAGAACGGCACCGGCACCACGGCAGGCGCTGGCGGCTCCCAGGTTGCCGGTGGTGCAGCCGGGACGGGCCAGTCCCCGACCGCGGGCTCCAGTGGGCAGGGTGGGACCGGTGGCGGCGGGGCGGGGCGAGCCGGTGGCGGTGGCGGTGCTGGCTTCTTCGGAGGAGGCGGCGGTGGTGGCACGGTGACCGGTGGTCAGTCCGGCTCCGGTGGCGGTGGTGGTTCCGGCAACTGCGATGCGGCTGCCACCCTGGTCACCAGCACGCAGGGGCACCGCTCCGGTGACAGCCTGGCTGTGGTGGTTTGGGCCGGGACGGGGCTGATCTGATGCCGGTACCGGGGATCATCGCCAGCAGTGAGTCCGAGGTACCGGCAGCGTCGCCAGCGTACGTGCCGACCCCTTCGGCGCGGAACGACTGGACGAGCATGGAGACGGTGCTGGTCGAGACGAGCGACTGGGTGATCTCATTCGATCGACTGGCACGCTATGACCCGCCCGACTTCGATGCCTTGATGATGTCAACATCAGATTGGGTGGTCTCGTTGGACGCCCGGCGCCTGGTGTGGACACCGACCACGATGTTGAGTGATGCGTTGTCAGCAAACAGCAACTGGGCTGTGGCCCTCGATCGGGCGATCTACACCGCTGATCTGTCGTACCACGACAGGATCGCCGCAGACGGTGCTGTCTGGGCGCTCCAGACCAGGTGGTTGGAGACACATGGTACCGACTACAAGGCGATGATCACAGCCGAGCGTCCTGCCTGGGCCTTGGACACCGCGCAGCAGCGAGAGACCTCCCGTGTCTTGTATAGGGACCAGGTTGCACGTGATGGTCCAGCGTGGGCTCTCGATACTCGTTGTCAGTACAGCACCTGAACGGAGGATCGTGGGACGGAAGTTCATCGACTTCATCGGAGGGCGTGACTTCTTGATGTCGTCACCTGCTGATCAGCAGCGGGCGCTGGCGACGCTCCCGAACGGCACGCCGTACTGGGGTAGCACGTCACTCAACAGCGTCAGTGGTGAGATCCCGGTGGGGTTCGACTTTGTCACCCACGACTGGACGCTGGAGTTCTGGTACCGGTTGTCAGCATCACCAGGGGCCACGGTGTCAGGTCCGGCGTGTGGGTTGCCAGATGGCTGGGCAGGTTCAGCGGGACGGCTTTGGTTCTTCGTCTACAACGTCAGCACCGGTGGTTTGGATCTGACGCAGCACACGACAGCCAGCGGCACCTATCGCTCGGCGTCGAGTGCGGGCATCAGCAGCAACGTCGACTACTGCGTCCACATGCTGATGCCGACCGGAGCCGGTGCCACGATCTACCTCAACAACGTCGCCGGAACGACGGGCGGAGCACCCTCGGGGACGGCCCGCGTGCCGGACGGCAGCCATCGGATGATGCTCCGCTCGGGCAGTTTCTCGACGGTCGGCATCGCCTACCCGGCGCTCTACCGGAGGTTGCTGACTGCTGAGGAGCGGCAGCGCCACATCGTCACGATGACTGCGGCCTGAGGAGGACGGATGCCCTACAAGTTCCCGGATCTCAAAGGCAGCGGGCGTGATGTCATCATCACGAACAAGTCGCAGTTGACCTGGTATTACCAACCGACACTGACGTTGGCGAACACGCAGGGTGCGGTGACCTGGAACACCGCCAGCATCTCGTCGCCCTACCTCACGCTGCCGGATCCGACAGGGTTCTTCGCTCCGGTGTGGGGCTCGGGTGAACTGGCTGTCTCCTACGCCATCGCCTACAACGCTGGAGCGTCGGGCGGCAGCCAGATGCTGCTGGCGTACGGCCCCCTGGCCACGGGCTCGATCATGTACGTCTTCCTTGATGCCTCCAGGCAGATCATCGTGGATACGGCGAACAACTCTGTTGCTTCCTACATCAAGTCATCGATGACGGGTGCACCGGCTGCTGGGTCTCGCTTGCTCCACGTCGAGTGGCGCACAGGAACAGTCCGTGAGTGCAACATCTGGGTGGACTCCATCATGGCGACCCAGACCCGGGTCGGTCCGACAGGTACGCCTCTCCTGGCGAACGGGACGGAGTCGTTGATCTTGATGAGCAACACCGGTGGTGTCCAGGCCGACCTCAACCATCCGATCGGCAGCGTGTCGTTCAAGCGTGGTCGGTGGACTGACGCCGAGCGGTTCGCCCACCTCCAGGCCCTCAACGCAGCGTGAGAGACTGAGCCATGCCTGTCACCGGACGGATGTACTACAAGACGGCGAGTGGTGCCGTCGTTCCGATCTCGGGCATCCCCACCTCGGCGGTCCAGGTTATTGCTGCTGACAGCATCGTAGGCACGGACACCTTGGTCACCCACAACCTCAACACCCGTGACGTCAGTGTCAATGTCTATGCGACGACAAGCCCTTGGAACGCCGTCATCACGGGTGTCTCGCTGCCCTCGGTCAACACGGTCAACATCCACTTCGCCTCGCCGGTTGCTGCTGGTGACTACCGCATCGTCGTGATGGGAGTACAGCATTGAGTGACGTCCGTTCGATCATGGTGCCCGTCGAGTTGGCTGCCGATCCGGTGGCGCCGATGGAGGCAGCCACCAAGCAGTACGTCGACCGCGTGTCAGGTGGCGGTGCCATAGCGTCCTACCGGCACGTGCAGTCAAGTGCCGCCACGACGTGGCTCATCGACCACAACCTCGGGTTCATGCCGAGCCTCACCGTTGTTGACTCAGCAGGCACCGAGGTCTTCCCAGGCACGGTCGAGTATCTGACAACAAGTACAATCCGTCTGACCTTCTCCGCAGCCTTCGGCGGTGAGGCGTACCTTTCATAGGAGCACGCAATGCCCACCATGTATGGCGCCCTGGACCTGGTGAAGAACGAGATCCGCAACGCTGTTGCTCAGAACCTCGGCTCGGCGCCGTCCAACCCGGTGAACGGTCAGTTCTACTTCAACAGTTCTGACAACACTCTCTACTGGTACGACGGCACGCAGTGGGTCGCTGCCAAGGATGCAGGCGGGACAGGCTTCCCCGGCTACGGCGTCATTACCGGAGCAACAGGGTTCGGACAGTCCAAGTACGACGGCGCGGCCACCACAGTGGCCCGCAGCGACCACGTCCACGGCGACCCAGTGCATGACAACGCCGCTCATGCCACGGTCAACCTCTCGGCTTTGGCTGCGCCCACGGCCAACATCTCGCTGGGCAACTTCAAGATCACCAGCCTTGGGACGCCATCGCTCAACGGTGATGCTGCTACCAAGCAGTACGTCGACAACGCGATCACGGGGCTCATCTGGAAGACACCGTGCAAGGCGGCGACGACGGCCAACATCACCCTGTCGGGCGCACAGACGATCGATGGCGTCTCGATTGCTGCCGGGGACGTCGTGCTCGTCAAGAATCAGACGGATGGCACGCAGAACGGCATCTACGCTGCCCAGGCCGCATCCTGGATCCGGACGGCCTCGGCCGACATCGAAGCCGAACTCGTCAACGCTGCCACGTTCATCCAGCAGGGCACGGTGAACGCCGACACCGCGTGGGTGTGCACAACCAACCCGCCGATCACCGTGGGCTCGACGGTCCTCACGTGGGTCCAGTTCAGCGGGGGAGCGGCCATCACTGCTGGCGCCGGTCTCGTGCAGAACGTCAACGCCTTCGATATCGGTGCTGGTTCCGGCATCACCGTGGCTGCCGACAACATCGCTGTTGACTCAGCAGTGGTGGCCCTGAAGTCTGACATCACCACGATGGTGAAGAAGTACACCAGTGTTCTCACCGGCACAGCGGCGTATGCTACCGGCGAGGTTGTGACGCACAATCTGAACACTCGGGACGTGCACGTCCAGGTTGTCAACGGAGCCAGCCCGTGGCAAGCGGTCGAGGTCGACTGGGAGGCGACCACGGTCAACACCGTGACCCTCCGCTTCAACCCCAACCTCGGAGCCGGGTACCGCGTGGTGGTGATGGGGTGAGGACGCTCGGCCTCACCACTGCGACGCCCTATGCCAGTGCTCCGGCAGTCGGTGCTGCTGGTAACACGTACTTCAACACGACGTCCAAGGCCCTGTTCGTCTCCGATGGGACGGCCTGGCTCGCGGTCCCGGTCGTCACGACGTGGACGAACTTCACCCTCCTGAACAGTTGTACGGCCTACGGCGGCGGGTTCGCCGTCCCCTCGTACCGCAAGAACGGTGACGTCGTGGAGTGCCGGGGCCTGCCCAAGGCGCCAGCGGGAGGGCTGGCGGCGGGCACGACGATCTGCACCCTTCCGGCGGGCTTCCGTCCACCCTTGATGGTTCGCTTCGCAGCAGTCGGCATGCCCACGGGGGCGACGAATGATGCCTTCGTCAGCCTCACGGTTGACACCGGAGGCAACGTCGTCTGCGTGCAGGCGCTCGTCGCCAGCGGCTACGCCTTCTTCGACACCATCCGCTTCTCGATCACGGCCTGAGATACGATCAGCACGTGGGCAACTCGTGGTATGCGAACCAGTACCCCGGTGCTGACACACCAGTGCAGCAGGAGATCGTCGGCGGGCCGCAGCCGTTCTTCCGCAACTACCTGGACGCCCAGCGCTCGTCGTGGCGCACGCCGGAGGCGCAGTACCCGGATGGCTACCTGGGCACGGTGCCCAGCCGCCGCCAGGACCGACTGCTCGACGGGCTGAAGCAGCGGACGCAGAAGCCCTACCACCGCGGCGTCCACAAGGGCACCAAGATCGACCCGGCCGACTACCTGTGGCCTCCGGAGTTCCATCCGCTGGCGGGCTTGGAAGCCGAGGCCCGGGGGCTGAAGTTCGTGTCAGTGGCAATGGTCCAGGACGTCGAGGGCCAGGGGATCCTGGTCAACGACGGCAAGCCGGGACCGGATCCGAACGATGTCTCACGCCTGGCCAACCTCGCACCGCCTTGGAGCGGTCGGGGACAGATGGGCCTGACCGACTACGGGAGACCGGTGTGAGGCCTGATCCCGTAGAAGATCCCACGCCGGTCAACGGCATCGCTTGGACTGCTGATGACGCCAACACCGCCAAGTTCCACATGTGCACCGTCTGCCACCGCAGGCGGGCGCTGTTCTACAGCGACAACGGGTTCCCGGTGTGCAACACCCATCGTGATGTCAGCGACAGGCACAAGGACGAGGAGATGAGCGGCTTCGGGGACGGCGGTCCGCTCCCGGCCTACCGCGAGGGCCTGCCCAAGGAGCCGTACCGCTGATGCTGCACCCCAAGCAGTTCGGAGAGCAGTTGCGGATGTTCATGACTGCTGACGAGATCAAGGACTACGCCACGCCTGTTGACATTGACAGGTACGGGGGTGACACCCGTGAAGAGTCCGAGGGGATGCTGTGGCGGCACAAGCGCCAGACTGCGGATGCCTCCGGGTTCACTCAGCAGATCGGCCGGGAAGGTGTGAAGCGCCCGGTGGAGATCATGCACGGCAGGCAATGGCCGACCGACCCTGAGTCTCCTCATGGACGGTGGCTGGTGAACGGAGCGCACTGGGTTGCTGCTGAACTGGGCACGGGGCGGTACCTGCCGGTGATGCACCACGGGACGAGAGAGTCCTACGAGCAGGAGTCGGATCGGCGGTTCAGGGAAGGTGATGTTGACATCAACTGGTCGCACCTGGAGGAGGAAGACTGATGGTCCGCTTCCTCCCGGACGGCACCTTCCAGTACCTCGATGAGTACGGGCGCCCGATCACCGAGCCCGAGCCCATCGAGATGCGGCCCGAACCGATCCCGCAGTGGCTGATGGACCGGCCCTTCCAGGGTGCGGCCGACTATGTTGCCAACAGCAGCGTGATCGCCCAGATGACCATGCCACGCGAGGCGATCATGGCCATCCGGCCACCGGTTCCGCAGACCCTGATGCCACCTCAGTTCGGTTACCCCGACGTGCCGCTGACCATCGAGGACATCCTTGCTTCCGACAACTGGCAGCCGATCTACCGCTCGTGGGTCACGGCCCGCCCGATGCCGCCACGAGATCCTGGTGACATGTGGGGTGGTGGCAGCCACGGCATGGAGACGGTGAACCCGGCGCTTTAGCAAGTTGCTTCTTGCCACAGGAGTATGCTCCCGCGCCATGGAAGCACACGATCGCTCGATGAACGCCGAGTTCCGGCAGGGATCGATCGACAACTCCTACATCCAGGTGGCCCCCAACGTGGGCGGTCTCGTGGAGATGGACTGGCGCATCGACCGTGCCCTCGCCCTCCCACTCCAGTACGCAGCCGCCGAGCGCCGCATGATGGACCCCTTCGACTTCGCTCGCGCACACCGGGCGGCGATGCCGATCGAGGTCACCAGCCGCTACGTGCCGCGACGTGATCCTGTCGGCCGAGGGTGGTGACTGATGGCCGGACACGGCAGTGCTCCTCCTCCGGACCGGGCAAACCACCCTGGTCGCCAGGTCTCACGGCTGACCGGCGGGCACTACGACCCCAACCAGGGTTACATCTACAAGCGTGGTGATGTCTACGGCACCTGGACTGGTGAGCACCCGGAGCACCCGTCTACCTCTCGCATCGAGTCGAGCATGCACGGGCTCTCGACGCAGGGGGACGAGGGCCAGCACTACATCACAGCCCGGGCACGCTCGGATCAGCGGTGGGACTTCCGGGTGGAGACCAACAGGCCGAGCCGACAGACGGGTAGGTCGGGTCGGACAGTGTGGGAGCGCACTGCCCAGGGCGGGCGTGAGGGCAAGGGCTTCCGGACCCCGTACCGAGCAGTGGTAGCCGGAGCGCACGCTGCACGACGCCTTGGAGGTTGATCACATGCCCGGTGGCAAGGATCCTGGTCCCAGCATCAAGAAGCCGAAGACGTACGAGGCGCTGCGCGAGAAGGGCATGAGCAAGGAGCGCGCCGCCAAGATCTCCAACGCTCAGGCCAAGAAGGGCAAGGGGAAGTGATGGCAGGACACGGAAGCCCACCGCCCGAAGACCGGGCGAACCATCCAGCCCGGCGGGTTGGTCCTGACTACTCGCCCGGTGGCGGTCTCGAATCGAGCATGCGCCAGGGCCAGCGGGACATCCGCATCGAGCAGGCGCACACCATCAACCCCGGCCCGCTTGTCGGCACGCAGTCGAAGCCCATCCCCGACATGTACAACGTGCGCAAGCCGTCGCCGTTCGGGGGTGACTACTACATGGGCAGCATCCGCAAGTCGGACTCCTTCCCGGGTCGCTGGACCGGCATCATGGCCGGGCATCCCGGTGGTGGTGACACACCAGCGTTCAACGTGCGGACCGAGCACCGGGCACGGGTGGCGGCGACGGCGCTCGCTGGTATGTCAACAGGAGAGGCGATCCGGCGCAGCCAGGGTCTTCGATCGTCGTTCGAGCGCCGTTACAACAAGCAGAGGGGTACGTGATGGCCGGACACGGCAGCCCGCCACCGCCCGATCGGGCGAACCACCCGAATCGCAAGGTGCCGCGTGCGGCAGACGTGCACCCAGGACGTCCTTCCCCTGCTTTCGGAAACGCTCGACCTCTCGCTGTGCAACTTGCAGAGGAAGAAGAGATCGAACGTCTTTCGAGGGGCTGATGTCATGAGCAACTTCGGTCAGCAGTTCAACGGCATGGCCCATCCCCGCCCTCGTGGCGGGGATCGTGGCGTGACGCGTAGGCCGACCGAGGTGGCTGATCATCCTGAGCACGGCAAGGTCGGTTCGCTGTCGGCGGTGGCCCGGGAACTCGGGGTGGCGCCCGCTGCGCTTGGCATGCAGAAGCGGCGGCGGGCTGACTTCCCGGAACCCATCCTCGGCAACGTCTATCGTGTTGACGACATCAAGAACTTCCGTGGAGACTGATGCATGAACTTCCGGATGCTCCCTATGGGTACGACGTCTGGACGCACACCGAGGTCGTACCCAAGCCAGCACCGCCTACCGGCTGGCGTTGGCGCATTGGACCGGTCGGCCCCAAGTCCTTTCAACCCGAGCCCGGGATCCCGGGCTCATCAGCCATCGAAAGCGAGATCACAGTGCAACTGACCGCTGATCAGCAGGTCACCCTCTCGGTTGGCGCCGAGGATCGCTATGACAACCCGGTCGATCTCTCAGGTGTTGCCATCGCCTGGGAGTCATCGGACGACTCGATCATCGCCGTCGAGGTTGATGCCAATGACAACGCCTCGTGCAAGGCCGTTGCTGTTGGTCCGGTGGGTACTGCCTCTGTCACTGCTTCCGGTGGCATTTACCAGGGCTCGCTGGCGATCGATGTCGTGGCGGGGCAGGTGACTGAGGTCATCATCACGGCGGGTACGCCGGAGGACAAGCCTGCGCCGGGCGCCACAGCCAAGGGCACCCTCACCGCTGAGGGCCGTCGAGGCGAGTAGTGGTCACGCAGCCGCGACTGCCGGGACTCAGCGTCCCCAAGGGCGACTACGGGCCGGTGGCGAGCCTGGCTCACGCAGCCAAGCACTTTGCCAAGGCCCGTGGTTACGGCTACAGCAGTCGCGGCTTGCACGGCCTTCGGGCCGACCCGAACCTGACGATGAACGTGGGCAAGGCATATGACGAGGCCATTGGAACCGAGGCCAGCCCGTCGTTACGCCAGTCCTATGAGTCGATGCGGGGAGAGGTGGGCGAGCAGTATCGCTATCTCACAACCCCCAAGGAGCAGGGCGGGCTCGGCATCAAGCACGAGGTCACCCACGAGGACCCGTACGCCACGCCGGATGCACTGAAGGCTGATGTCACCCAGCACGGCAGGATCAAGACCTTTGCTTCCAGAACCACCGGCCCGCATTCGGTGTTCTCCTATGAGGAGAACGACCAGTTCCGTGCTGTGCACGATGCCTTCGGGCATCTGGCAATCGGTCGGGACTTTGGCCGACATGGCGAAGAGGCTGCCGCTCGGCACCACGCCATGATGTTCAGCCCGGCATCTCACGAGGCATTGTTCACGGAAACAAGAGGGCAGAACTCGTACTACCACTCCCGAGGTGGACAGTTCCCGGACCAGAGCCTGGTGAGCATCCCGTCGTGGGCCTCCAAGGCCAACCCGACGTTCCCCGGCAAGCGAGTGAAGAAGTCGGGAACCCAACAGATGAGGTTGTTCTGATGGCACGTCGCCCGCGTTCGATGCCCGTTGACCGACCACTGCGGATGGGTGACATCAGCCGTGCCGGGCAGGCCAACCTCAATGCCCAGATGCGCAACCTCGGCTATGCCAAGCGCGACCAGCCCGGGTTGATGTCAGCACTGAGCGAGACCATCACCGATCCCAGCCGTCCGGAGAAGACCCGCAACGCTGCTCAGCGCCGCATCATCACCCATGAGGCGATGGCGGAAGCAAACGTCTTCACCAACAAGCCGATCACCATGGCCGGAGCGGTGCACAGTCAGCACGGCATGGTCGTGAGCGCGCAGGCCCGTGCTCGTCGGGATGCTCCGATGGTCGGGGGTGGCTCCCAAGGCGCCGGGCTCGGACACCTTGGAGCCGACTGGTACTTCCAGCATCACGCCAAGTTGGCGGCGGTGGCCGAGGCCACCGGCCACACCCGGCAGCAGGTGATCGCAGCATCGGCGGTGATGTCACCTCAGAACAACCCGGACCAGGAGTACGCCGCAGTTCACGCCCTGGCCCATGCGCACGCCGACCCCAACGCCCGGGTCAGGGTCAGCCCGGAGGCTGTGGCTGCCAGTGGCAACGCCGCCCTCGGTGACTACGTGGGCAAGTGGGTCCATCCGTCGAAGATGTCGGCAGCAGCGTTCGCTTCGGTCAAGGACCCCACCGTCCGGGAGCACGTGCAGACCCGGGGCAACGTGGACCTGGAGGCGATGGCCAAGGGAGGCACGAGCGAGAATGTGATCAAGGCGGTCAACGTCCTGCGCGGCAAGACCCACCCGGGCCAGGCCATCGATCCCTCCACCAGTCCCAAGGTGTGGTCATATCACGAGGCCATCAAGAACAGCGAACCCGGCACCGACCAACACGCCGAGTTCATGAACCGCATGGACGTGGCGCTGCGCCAGACCAAGGGCCAGCAGCGCATGGACCTGTGGGGCTTGAAGTCGTCAACAGAGGGCATCCTGTCCCCCACGCACCCGATCGCCAACGACACCTGGATGCAGGCTCTCCAGAGCGGTCAGCAGATCGAGGCGGTGTCGACGGGGCGCAGCGGCAAGGCCAAGTTCCAGAGCCCGGCCAAGTTCGGTGTCGGGGAGGCCGGTGCGGCCAGCGAGAAGCGGCTGCGGGCCGGTGGTGTGCTACCAGGATCGAGCCCGCCGACGCTGCGCCATGCCTGGGGCCAGGAGTCCGTGGAGCGCCTGGCCCGGCACATGTCGGCCGAGTCTGGTGAGATCATCCCCTCGGTTGGTGCCCAGGCGGTGCCTTGGACCGAGGCGCGACGTCGGGCCGGAGGTGGCAAGGATCTCCCCTACGAGCGCATGGTGGCCCAGCACCAGGCGGCGACGTCGGACACGCTCCCGATCCATCCGGGGCAGGGTTCGATGTTCAAGTTCGAGGGTGATGACATCAACGTCAATCCGCAGGCGGTGGCCAAGCGCTCGCAGATCCGCTCAGCCCAGCGCCGTGTCGGCCAACTCCGACAGGGCTCGCTGTTCTAGGCTGCGCCGATGCCCCGCCTTGCGCTGTGTCATCAGTGCGCCACGCTGACCCGCCTGCCCGACCCTCCCACTGGTGTGCGCATGGTCCCTGCTCGCATTGCTTGGATGGAGGACGGCCGCGAGGTCGAGTACGTCTACCGGGACGACGAGGGCGACCCGGTGATGGTGGCTGAGTACGACCCGGCCTTGGAGGACTGGGTGCGACGGCACGATCATCCGCATCCCGAGACGATGCGGATCCACGACATCTGGGCCTCGGACCAGTTGACCTGGGACACCGCCGACGTCGTGCACACCGTCCAGAAGGAGATGCTGGACTCAACGGGCAAGATGTACGAGGAGCGGGAGGAGTTGAAGGCCGACGCCATCGCCTGCTTCAACAAGCACAATCGCCCGGAGTTCTCGTGCCCTGATGCATTCAGCAAAGAGAAGATCATCGGCGGACACGAGTCGAACCGCAACATCCCGGACAACCAGAAGATGTACCTCTGCCATGCCTGTCCGTTTGTTCACGGTTACATCGTGCCCAAGGTGCGGGCTCAGAAGGGCTACTACTCCGGCAAGATCGGCAAGCGGGTCGGTCTGCCAGTGAGGAGGCGCAAGTGAGGATCCACGGGATCATCTCAGCCTATCTGGGTGATGGCGACTTCGACATCGGCACGGTCTCGCCCTGGCTCAACAACTTCGTGGAGACGCTGTTCTTCTACGACGGCGGCGCTACGGAGACCAACCGCTTCTACCAGGTGGACTACGCCAAGACGTTTCCGACAGCAAAGTTCGCCTACCACTCCACGTCGCGCCCGTCGTTCTTCGAGGATAGTGCGTCCTTCCGGCAGGCTTCGTTTGAGGCAGCCGACGCGGCCTGGCACTATGCCGACGAGGACTGGGTGATCTTCCTCGATGCCACCGAGGCCCTTGGAACCTCCTTGCTGGCCACGGACATGCCGCTGTCACCGGACGGGGACTTCCTGATGCTGCGCAGCGTGGCGGCGACGGCGGTCGGCCAGGACATCGAGGTGGTCAACCTCCCGTTCTACGTGTTCCTGAACCAGGGCACCGTGGTCGAGGAGACCTACGTCATCGATCCGGACCTGGAGCCCTTGCCACCAGCAGAGCAGGCCTTGAACCGGGCCATCTACTGGTCGTGCACGCCGCACTACCTCTCGGCGGGCGAGAGCCTGGCCCGGTTCTTCCAGGTCTCACACCTTCGGGGCACGCCGGACTGGTCTGACCTGGACGTCTTGGACAGCATCCCTGATGACAACAGCATTGCCGTGGTGTCATACGCCTACGCCCGCTGGCAGCAGCAGGACTACCACGATCCTTCGTTGTGGACGGAAGCAACTGATCTCGGCTTCGCCAACCGTGTGCTGATGGAAGCAGTGCGTTCGGTCGGGCTGCCTGTGGACTATGACACGACAGATCCGGCTGGTACCGTCCCGACCTTCCCGGGCACGGAACCGGTGCTCTCGGTGCCGTACTGCTACTACCAGGACGAGTTGGCTGGTGATGCCATCGACAAGTTCGTGGCACTGTTTCGCCGCAATCCGCGTGACGGCGTGTGGTACCGGAACCGGGACATCGGTGCTGCACCAACAGATCCGCTGACTGGTGATGTCAACATCCTCACGCCATACGGCGTGCCGACCGGCCAGCAGGCCTGGGACAACCAGGTCCCGAGCGGTACGGGGACCAGCCTGTGATCATGGTGCTGTCCTTGGAAGCCCTGTGCCGGGCAGACGGGTCGATCATCCCCGAGCGCCGGGTGCTCTTCGAGTCTCTGCGGGCGGGGAGCATCCAGACGGTGCTGCTATCTCTCATACCGTCCGAGACGGTCCACCAGGCTCTGCGCCGGGAGCGGATCGAGCATGACGTCATCGTCTGCAAGCCGACCACCTGGTACGAGTCGGACACGATGTGGAAGATCCACGCCGTGACCAATCTGTTGGCGGCATCACATCGGATCTCGTTCTACCTGGACGTCGATCCGGTGGCGTGCCGGACACTCCGTGAGTACGGAATCACCTCACTGCTCTTGGAAGGGCGGGTTGCCTTGCACGAACAGGCGCTGACACACCAGCACGAGATGATCCCCTGGGACGAGCGAGCAGCGCAGTCCTGATCCCGATGGGTCCCACCTGGTACCGTGTCAACATGCTGGCACGAAAGAAGCAGGACGAGTCGGCCATGATGGGCGCCAAGAAGGTTCGTCTCGTGCGCGGCGGCTCCATCTGCAACCCAGGAGACAAGACTCCGACGATGATCAAGGGCTCCATGCAGGGCGCCATGTGCGTCTCCACGCCCGGCAAGGACCCTCGGCCTCGGTACCGGGTCGTCGGGAAGGTGAGGTGACATCATGGGCAACATCCCTCAGCCAGGAGGCGTCTGGGACTACGGTGGCGAGCGTGGCCGGTCGTGGTACGCCGCTGGTGGCGCTTCCCGGTACCGAGCAGACCGGATGCACACCGGCTCACCGCTTCATGGCGAGACCTTGCACGCCAGGTCCTTTGGGCACTCGGTGCCACACCTGACGCCGTACTTCGCCAAGGTGCAGCAAGCAATCGGGCATACGGTCAATGCCATCGGATCTGCTTCCGGAATCAGGCAGAAGGTCGGGCAGCCGGTGAAGATGGCCTCAACCGGACCCAAGTCTCGCAAGCAGGCCTTCGGTCGCATCCCTCAGGTCAAGACCCCGGCCTTGGACGACGATCTTCCCGTCTGAGTCCATCAACAGCACCAAGGAGCATCCCATGACCGACTACGACGAGGAGTACGACGACGTGGAGGTCGAGACCGAAGAAGAGGAGTGGGCTGACGAGCCCGATCCCGAGGGCATGGCGGCGGCACCGCACTACGTGGACATGAACGGACTCTTGGAGGAGGAAGACGATGCCGTGGCCCCAACCTCCGATTGAGTACCGCGCTGACTGGGGCGCCATCCCGCCCAAGTCCAACCCAGGCGGCTTCACCGATCTCGTGGCCACGGTCTGCCACTACACCGCAGCCAACCGTGGCTACATGGTTCCGGAATCAGCAGACCATGAGCGTTGCCGAAGCCAGGTCCGATCCATCCAGCGCCAGCATCAGTCGATCAGCAACCAGTCCGACATCGAGTACAACGCCCTGGCCTGTTCGCACGGTTGTCTGTTCGAGGGCCGCGTGCTCGGCTACAAGGGTGGGGCCAATGGCAGCGCTGACAGCAACAAGACGATGCCCTCGGTGTGCTGCCTCGTCGGTGTGGACGACGTCCCGACCGATGCAATGCTGGCGGCGGTTGGCTGGTTCCATCAACGGGTAGAGGAGCGGGCCGGGCGCACGCTCGACATGAAGAAGCACAAGGAGATCACGTCGACCTCCTGCCCCGGCGTGCTGCTGTCAACATGGGTTGACAATGACAAGTTCCACGACTCACCGCAGCCCGAGCCCGAGCCGCCGCAACCGCAACCGCATCCCCCGCAGCCCACACCGCCAGGAGGCGACATGGCCCGCATCGGCCCCTACCTGATCCAGGCCACCGGCAAGGACGGAACCCCCAACGGCCGCGTCTACGCCACCGATGGCAATTTCATGACCCTCCGCTGGCTGGAGACGACCGAGGCCTTGGAGGGCTACCGCTGGCAGTTGACCCAGTACGGCTGCTCGGCGCCGGAACTGGCACCCGGGGCGCCCATCGAGCCCATTGACACCATCTCGGCCTTTGGTGTCGTCATCAGTGACGAGGGTGGCACGAAGAGCGGGAAGAAGAACGACTAGGCGAGTATTCGCCATGAGCCACCATGTTCAGGGGACGCTCGGTCATCGAGATCATGGTGCTGACGTTCACGTTTGTCGTCGGGTTCGCCATCGTTGGCCTCGGCATCCTCATCGTGATCGTGGAGTTCAAGAATCCCGAGGCCGACACCGGCGTCATCGCCAACACGCTGTCGACTCTCGTCAGCGGGATCCTTGGAGCCCTACTCGGGCTTCTAGCGGGCAAGGCATCGACCGGGTCATCGTTGTCAGATCGTCCGGGGGGCAAGAAAGACGAGGTCGAGGCCGACGACGTCGAGGCCGACAAGGGTGAGCCGCTGTGACACCGATCTACCTCCTGTCGGGCATCTCGGTGGGGGTGATCGCCGTTGTCACCGCTGTCGGCGGATGGTCGGATCTTGCTGAGCCAACAACGCCGACCACCACGACGACGGTGCCAGCAGTGACGGTGGTCATCCAGGGATCAGACGGTGCTAACGGAACCAACGGTGTGAGCGGTGTCGGTCCACCTGGGCCTCCAGGGCCAGCAGGGCCTCCGGGTGAGAGCGTGACAGGGCCTCCGGGACCCGCCGGGCCTCCTGGATCCTCTGTTGTCGGGCCTGCCGGGCCTCCGGGCTCATCGGTGGTTGGACCTGTTGGAGCGACGGGTGCCACAGGGCCTCCTGGTTCATCTGTCACAGGTCCGCCGGGGCCAGCGGGACCACCAGGCTCGTCCGTCGTCGGTCTGCCGGGACCAGCGGGGCCATCCGGTGAGTCGATCACCGGTCCGCCGGGACCACCTGGGCCAGCGGGACCACCGGGACCACCGGGGGTGATCTGTCCTGATGGGTATACATTTCAGCCGCTGAAACTCAACTCCCCTGGAGGGCAGGTCGACTTGTTCGTCTGCATGTTGCCATGACAACGCTCTACTTCGCTGGTGCCGAGATCAAGACCCACCTGGAACTGCTCCGGGAGTGCGGGATCACGCGCTACGCCCTCAATGGTTCTGTACTCATGCGTCGGACCAAGAAGGTGTGGGATGCCTCCACGCTCCCTGAGGGCGCCGAGTGGGTGTTGTTCACCAACCGGGGTGAGGATCTGAACCTCATCAGGCCGCTCATCGAGCAGAAGCCCACGATCCTCGTCGGGCCGCTGTCGTGGGTCGATGATCCGCTGGTGGCTGATGCCATTGACACGT